ATCCATAATTTGTTAAAAGAAAATAAAACCGTTGTAACATTAAAAATTGACATTGAAGATGTAAAGTATATTCAAAATTTATTATCAGAAAGGTTAAGAGATGTAGAAACAAGTATTGAATTAAGCAATGTTATAAAAATTAAAATTAAAGAATTAAATAACGAATGGAAAAGAATATGGAAATTGTTTAAGATTATTTAATTTTAATTAGAGAAATTGAAATTGGAGGATGATAATATGCAAGACAACATTGATTACATAAAAGTTAAAAGACTTCGGCAATATATTAAATTCCCTATCAATTGGGACAACATTGAAATAACCTACAAAGACATAATAGAAGGAATTAAAAATAATATTCCAGAGCAGAAAGATATTTTTGCTACTTCTTGGACTGACGTTAAGAAAGATGAAGCAGATAAAGAATGGCACATAGGAAGAATTTTATACTTTGTAAATAATCCTGATAAAATAGAACCTATTGACTTAGATAATCAATGTATGTTTTCTAGTATACTGCCTATTCCAATTATTACAGATGGACACCATAGATATATTGCAACAGTTATTAGAAAAAATGAATTTATACCTGCTAATTATAGCGGTTTGGTTAGTTTACTAGAGTATTTAAAAGGTGAAAGTGATATTAAACCATAAAAGGAGAGATAAACTATGCTAAGAAATTTTAGAGATGGTGAAATTGGCTGTATAATAGTTTGTATCCCTGTTCATGGTCAATTTAAGGCAAAAAAGTGGTACATGGACATAATGAAGATGAATACAGTTATGGAAAAACTAAATTTCAAGCTGTGGAAGGATTAAAGGAAAAGATATTGAGTAAGTCAAGTTTTAAGCATTATGTATGGATGGTATTAGAGAATGGTGATTTGTAAAAATGTGATAAAAAATTTCTTTTGTGTTGAAATGAAGGGAGAATAAACATGACTGAGAAAACAGATATTATTAATGAATATATTAACTTTTCTGATTATATGTTAGCAGAGACTAAAACAAATAATATATCAATAGATGTAATTCTACAAATAAAATCTGAATGGAAAAGACTTTTTAAATTGCAGTTATCTGAATATGGATTTAATAATATATCCATTCGCGAATTATTTATATGGGGTAATAATGGTCATAATTGGAATAAACTTCATACTAATGTTGAAGAAGAAAAGAAAAATGTAATTGAATGGCTTGGTAAGATGGCAGGAGAAATATATTATTGTTGTGATAAAATGTCTCTTGATAGATTATTTAGATGTCATTGGTTATTCAATCATACTATAATTCAATTTAAAAAAGAAAATGTACCTTTATATTGGTATAATGGTATTGTATTTGATGGATTCAATTGTTTTGACCCTGATAAAAATAATATTAATCAACAAAGAATATTATGTGAAAATTGTGCTTCTAAATATAAAGGTGATGATTTAATATTTATTGAGGACAATTATTGGAAAAATAGTGACTGTAGTTTATGTGATGGAGAAGCAGAATATTTTATGAGGTTTGTAGATATATCATTAGTTAAAAAGATTAAATAAAAAGGAGATATAAGTATGAATATAAAAGATTGTATTACTTGTGAATACGCTCAAAGAGACAAACATAATAGATTTGTTGATCCATGTTTGGGATATAGCAATTGTTCTTACTCTGAATTTAAAGGAGAAATTAAACCTACTCTTAGAGAATGTATTGATACATTTAATAAAAATATAGTTAACACTGATGAAAATTATCTTTATAAAAAGGGATTTAGAGATGCACTTAAATTTATTAAAAATTGGGATGATGCTGAGTAAATAGTGGTTGCATTTATATTTTGATTGTGTTATAATGGATTATAAAGTTAAATGAGGAGGATACATAAATGAATTTAAGCAAAATAAAATTTAATTTAACTAATATACCAATTGCATTTTGTCCTAGTTGCGGTAAAAAATTAAAAATAATAGAAACAGATTATTTAGAATCTGAAACTATATGTAATAATTGTAAATTAAAGTGGTTAATTATATGGGATATAGATGATAATGATAATTACGGAGTAAAAGGATTTCAATGTAATAATGAAGATCGTTAATTTCAATTATAATATTGTATAGCAAACGGTAAACCAGTGGGGATTATTTGATTTAGTAAGAGTCAACAGACAGGTACTCTGTTCCCAGGGAATCCATGCGATAGATGAGAGGTGACATGGTAGAACTAAATTAGACCGTACCGTGAGTTGCTGGACGTAATCGGGTATTTTGCTATACATTAATAAATAAAGATGCTAAAATGATGATCTTACAAAGTGTTGATTTATAATGGTTTATTAAACTGGAAATCATCACCAAAGATCGGTTTTGTCATATAATTTGGAAATTCAATATAGGAGGTAATATTAATGAAAGCAGAATATTATTATAATGAATTAATGGATGAGAATCATAATAACGAAGGTTATGACGGATGGTATTGTAATGGTATGGTCACAATACATAAGATTGGGAGCAATGATAAAGATGTGACATATACATTATATAGAAGTGGAAATATTATTGATAGTAATGGTAAACGTGATTATATAATTTCTGATTTAATCGGAGATTATGAACCGTATTCACCAGTACAAATTTTAAAGTGTGGATATTTATTATTTAATACCACTTCTTTTAATCAAGTAAAACACATTATAAGTAATTTACACGAGTATTTTGATTCTGAAGAATATGATTATAATCTCTTAGAAAAAGATAGGCATTTCATATGTGGTGGAAATAGTTGGGAGAATGGTTTAACGGAAGGTTTTTCATACTATGCACCCAACGGTATAGAAGTGTCTATATGTTCAATTCCTAAATTATGCTATAAGAATTCCAGAAGAAGTAAATATGGGAAAAGATGTTTGCCATTCAATAAATCATATTCAAAAGTAAATTATGTATATGTATATTTTACAACTAATATTTTAGGACATTTGATAGATTCAGACTTAAATTGTCTTGTAAATGAAGCGTTGACAGATTTAATTGATAATTTACCAGATTGTAAATATATTAATATGAAAATGTTTAAGTATATCTATAGTTAATATAAATATTATGAGGGAGGAATTTATTATGATTATTATTGAAGTTACACATGATAGATATTTTGGAAAAGAATTTGGAGATACTGGTTTACAATGCATAAATATTCCTGCATATCTAGAAAACAATAAACTTATAATTGGTCATCATGGAGAAAGTGAATTATGTTTTCCATATTACATTCCTAATTATAATGCAGAAGATTTTGAATTTTTCTGTAATCATAAATACAGGAGGGCAAAAGAATCTAATCCTCATTACATTTATAAAGGAAATGTTTATGAATTAATGGGAGTTACTGATAATAAAAAAAATATATTATGTACATTCTTAACTCCATGTAGGAAAGGTACATTTCTTTGTAAATGTAAAGACTGTGGAGAAAATTTTGTTATTGACTGTTATGAATCTCCTTATTATTATGTTAAGGAATTATCAATGCCAATTATAAGATGCAAAAGTTGTATATCAAAAAGAAAAAATAAAAGGAGGTGATTAAAATAGTATAATTTACAAATTAACAATATTATATTGTAAAATTGTTAATTATATTGTTACTAATATTAGTAACAATATTTTTATTTTATTAAAAAGGAGGTAATTATTTTGAATAATATTTAGTCAATAAGATTATTAACATCAATATAAGAATAAAAATATAATATAAATGAGGATGAATAATATTAGAAATGAATATGTAATAAATAAAAAATCAGCGTATATGAAACTTAAAAATAAGAAAGAAGAAATATATAAAGTATTTATTGATCATGAAGATATTGAAAAAATAAAACATTATAGATGGCATCTTGAATATTATAAAACAGCAAAATGTTATTATGTTCGCACAACTATTCATCTTGGCATGATTGATGGTAAAAATAAATCTAAATGTATACTTCTTCATTCAATGATTATGGGCGTAGAAAAGAATACAATTATTGATCATAAAAATCATAATCCATTAGATAATAGAAAAAAGAATTTAAGAATTGTTGAAGCAAGTAATAATTCTGCTAATAGAAAAGGTGCTAATTCAAATAATAAAACTGGTGTGAGAAATGTACATTTAATTAACAGGTATGGCGGTAAACAAATTTATATGGTACAAATTATGAGAAAAGGAGAAAGATTTAGTTGGGAATTTGAATTAAATCAATTTGATGAAGCATGTATATTTGCTGAAGAAAAGAGAAAAGAATTATTTGGAAAATATGCAGGAAATGGTTAATATACATATATTTGTAATTATATAAATATTTAAATAAAGAAATGATAAAATAATACATAAATACTATTTTATTACATGATATAGAAATTAGAACAATAGAGACTGAATAAAGTCTCTATTTTTTATTTAAAATTTCTTGTATTCTTTGTTGAATCGTGCTATAATTAGAATTATAAAATAAATAATCAAGGAGATAATCTAATGACTCGAACATACAATGCTTATGAGATTAAGAAAAAATGTGAAAAACTATATTCTGATATTATCTGTTTTAATATTTACAATTTACCTACAAAAAATGCACAATGGAAACTATATAATGAAAACTTAATAAAATAGTAAACGAGGTAGCAGGCGAATATGATAGTTTGAATATATACGATGAAATATTCACAATTGGAGATAAAATTAAGATACATTACCTGGATATAAAAATTGCAATTATAAAGTCAATAACTGTAAAATATAATACTTGCACATGGATGCCTGAATTTATCGTTGAGTCAATGGATATTCACGATAATAGTGTTTATAAAACTTCTTATGATACTTGTATTCACTTGGCATGAGAGATTAAGAAATGTTTTTTAATTATCGTAATATTTACCTTGATTTATATAAGTTCTAATGATAAAATAAAAATAAATGGAGGAATAGAACATGAAAACTAACAACTTAGAGGTCTTAAATATTCAAGATTTAATGTTTGCGAAGGTATTTGGAATGTCACAGGAAGAAATTGAGGAAATGGATTTATTTCAGCAAAAAAGGAAAATGCAAAATATGTTTGATAGAATGATGATTGAATGGAGTCAAGGTAATAAACCAGAATTAACACTAGAAGATGCACAGGAATTAGATAAAAAATATCAAAATATAGTAGCACAGCTTGAATGTGAACACAATCATGATTATATGGGAGATTCATTAGTAAGATTTGAAGCAATCCCAAAAGATGATTATTCAATAGGATTATATTTAGGGTTGCCAAGTGTAGTAGATTGGGCAAGTAAGATGTTAGATTAAAATAAATGAAAATCAACTAATTATTTCATCAAATACCTATTGCTTTTTAATTAAAAGTGTGGTATTATATTTAACAGAATAAAAAAATAAATAAGAAAAAGGAGTTGCTGTTAAATGATTAGAACCCCATTATCTTTAAGTGTGAAGCAAGTATGTACCATGATTAAGAAAGGTAGTATGACTTTTGATAATCCGATTCAAAGACCTCCTGGGCAATGGAATCAACAGAAGAAAAGTGATTTAATTGAATCAATTTTCAGAAGATTTATTCCTGATTTCTTTGCAGTTAAAACTAGGGAAGAAAAAGGAAACGTCTATGACGTGATCGATGGTTTGCAGAGATTCACAACTATTTGTTCCTATCTTAACGATGAGTGGGAATTGCTAGAGATTAAACCTGTAAAAATAGAAACTACTGGTGAAATACATAATATATCAGGTTTAAAATATTCTCAATTGCCGGAAGATATACAGGATGTAATAAAAAGCCATATGTTGACTATAAGAACAATAGAATTTGAAGAAGATGAAGACGAAGAAGAACTTGTTGAAGAAATATTTTATCATCTTAACAGTGGTGTTCCGATGGCAAAAGAGCATTTAGCTCTTATCTCAGCACCTAAGAACGTACAGGAATTTTGTCATAGAATTATAGCAGAACATGATTTATTTGTAGGAATTGCCAAATATTCAGAATCAGCAGTTAAAAAATCAGATAAGCATATGACAATTTTACAGAGTGTCTTGTTAATATCTGGTTTACCCTATGAAAGTTTTGCAGCAAAGCACATTGAAGAAGTATTTGCTAAAAATGAAATAACAGAAGAAGTTTTAAAGCAGACAGAAAAGGCATTTACAGACATTGCAGATACCTTTCAATCGACACATAAATTTGTAGTTAAAATCAATATACCAATTATGACCTATATGTTTTCTAATACTACAGAGGAAAATAAAATTCCTGTAAGAGAGAAATTATTGAATTATGTTAATAAAGAAATGTTACCTGGAGATAAATATAAGGCTTATACAGGTGCAGGGAATGTTAAGAAGGATAAAGTTATTAAGCGTATTAAAGGTATGTTTGAGATATGCGGAGTAGTAGAAAGACCAATAGAAGTAGTAAAACAGACTTATGAAGAGATTAATGCAGTATTACAGGAGTTTAAAAGTGAATCTGAAACTGAGACTGAAGACGATTCTACTAACGATAATGCTAATGTCAATGTACAATCTGAACTTGAATCTGACGAAATACCAGAATTAACATTAGAAGATATACCTGACATTGAATTGGATGGCAAAGAAGTTAGTTAATAGAGAGGGTTAAATTCCCTCCCTATTCTTCTAAAATTTAAGGAGATGATATAATGAGTAATAATAATAAAGATAGTATCTACCTAGAAAATGGTTATAAGAATAGAGATGATTATTTACAATCTTTATCTGAGGATTACGGAGTACCTTTAGAATTTGTTTATAACCTTGCCGATTTATTAGGTGAGAGCGAAGAATGGGATGGCTTAATTTCAGCTTTAGAAGATGCAGAAGGAATGATTTATGATGAATAAGGGAGAAATAAACCTTCCCTATTAAAATAAAGGAGGCATGACAAAATGGAATTCACTTTAAATAGAAATACCCTTCTCAAACTGAGCAATGATGAGATATTAGAATTGCTTAACAGTATAACAAATTTTGATTTATACTCAATGTCACTTGATTGGAGAGAATCAGCAGAGTATATTTTGAAATGCAAAGGTGCTGAAGGTGATGTTTTAGTTTACTGGAGTTGACTATAACAAATTAATTTAACAAAATCATAAAATAATAGTTGCTATGTGCCTAACATAGTGTTACAATGAATATATAAATAATAATATATACAATACATAACACAAGGAGAGATATAAAATGTGTAGAGCAAAACGATACACTGAACAATTACTAGAAATATATGATAACATTAATCAAGATTTAGAGTATTTCAATCATCAAATTAAAGAATATCAATTCTTAGAACAAGATGTATTACATATGATAGAAAATGAAAAGTTTAACGCAGCAGAAGGTTGTTTACTTGCTAATATGATTAAAGATGCCAGGATTAAGCGGAGATATTATAAAGATGAATTGGAAACAATGATTAATTTAAAGAAGACATTTATTGATAAGAATATTGAACACTTAAAGTATACATATGACAGTGTTAAAAGACAAGATGAAATATTGTTAGAATTAAAAAGGAATAGGGTTTATAGACCAAGGGTGTTAAAGAGTATGGAATTGAAGAAAGTTGTGCCGTTGAAGAGAAAGGTGATATAATTAAAAATAAAAGGAGAATATATAATGAATGTTAGAATTAATGAATGGATAAAAGGAACTATTATAACAGAAGAAGAAAATCTAAATTTACCAGTTCCACGTTTGGAAATAAGATATTTCAATATTAATGAAGATGGTAATAACCTTACAGCAATTTATAGTTTGATATATAAACATTTTCTAGGTGATTTAGTAAATGTAATTATGGGACAAACAAATTGTAGGTATCCAAAACCTAATCCAATAGCAGAAAATGGAATAATAAAAACTCCATTTAAGGATGGAGTACATATAGAAAATGATAAGAAACAATTAAATTTACCTGCTTATGCAATTTATAAAGATAAATATCAGATTATTTGAAACATGATCAATCGATAATTTTATAAAATTATAAAATAAAAGGAGATAAATACATATGAATAATCAATTAGTACCTGCTATTGCTTCAGTTTCACGGAATAGAATTTTAACAGAAAAAGAATTAGAATCTTATAAAAAATGTTGTATTAAGTTACCTAAAAAGGATATAGTTAAAAAAATATTATCATTTATTGAAAATAACAATGTTACACAAGAAGACAAAAAGGTATTTAATAAAATACTTGGTGATACTAAAATATTAAATAAACTTCAAATTTGTACTGATGGGTCTTATGTTAATGGAAGAATCTTTTTTAAAAATTTCTATAACAATAATACAACTAATATATGGGTGGATGGAAAGTATTGGAATCAACATTATAAAAAACATAAATCTAATTTGGATACAATGTCTAAACTTAATTATATGAAATATAATTTTGAAGTTATATTTTTACACTTAGTTAGTGATAGTAAAGCATGGGAAGATAAATTAGATAGTGAACAATGGGAAGATGAATATGATGATTGGTGTTAAAAATTAATGTTGGTAACCATTGAATTTATTGGGTTTGTGAATAGATAAATTGTAACAAAATGGTTAATTGGTCACAATTTAATAATAAATGGAGGTAAATAAAATGAAATTAGAATTAAAAGTTTATAGTGCATTGCCTTGTGAGACAGAACAATTTATAATTAATGGTGTAGATTCTGATAAAAATTGGTTCGTTGATAATTATGATGATGGTAGAGGTGAAGAAATTGAATATGGATGCAATAATAGGGTAACTAAATTATTAAGAATTTCAGAAGTAAGAAACAATCTTCCAGAATCATTAAAAGAATTATCTGTTGAAGAAATAGAAGAAATTCAAAATAAACTTGAAGAAGAATTAGTTAGTGGTGGTTGTGGTTGGTGCGTATAATATAAATTAGGAGGCTACATATATGAATTCATTGCTAAGAAAAAGAAAATCTAATCCAGAATTAGACAATAAAATTGATAAAATTATTGAACAGGTCAAAAATAAACAAATACCTGAATTCTATCCTAATGAAATGGTTAACAACTTTAATATGGATAGAATTAGTTTAAGAAGTGACTTTATTAAAACTATAGGGTTTACTCTCATATCTAATGATTGGATTAAACCATTATCTCAATGGATAGGTAATAGAAAATGTCTTGAAGTTATGACAGGAACAGGTTCATTGAGTTTTGCTTTACAACAGCAAGGGATAGATATAATTGCTACTGATAACTTTTCTTGGGAAGGTAGTTCTAACTGGAATGATAATGAAAATTATTGGACAGAAATTGAACATATAGATGCAATAGGAGCAGTTAAAAAATATGGTAAAGATATTGATATTATTATAATGTCGTGGCCTTATATGGATGATACTGCACATAGAATTTTACAGAGTATGAGAGAAGTAAATCCAAATTGTATTATGATATTTATTGGAGAGGGTATGGGTGGATGTACAGCAGATGATGAATTTTTTGAAAGTATTCAAGAAATTGAGGATACAGAGTTTGAGCAAGCAGTAAGTAATTTTAAACAATGGTGGGGTATACATGATTATCCGCAATTGGTTAAATAAATTATAATAAATATTAAAAAGGAGAATGAGAAATATGAGTTATAAAAAATGTTTGGAATTGGCAAATGCAAACATTTTAACCTTTGAGCATTTTGGTAGTTATCAAGGAGATTGGTGGGCTAAAGTAGAATACCAAAGTAAATTAGGTTGGATTCATGGATGGTTTGGTAGTTGCTCTGGATGTGATGCTTTTTAAGCAGAATTTGGTTATGAATCACATGAGCATGAAGATGATGATTGTATAAGTTATTATGATTTACCTGAAAAATTTAAAGAAGATTGTCCTAATTGTCAAGATTTAATGAAAAGAATGAAAGAAATTGGTGAGAAATATTTAGATGATTTATATACACAAGAAGAAGCAGAAAATAGAGCAAGTGAAAATTTAGATTGGGATGGAAATGCTCAAGAGATGTTAGATTTTATTAGAAATAATAAGATTTAAAATATTAGAATACTATATATAGTATAAATAAGTATATAAAATAATTGGAATAAAAAATAAAAATCATAATATAAAAAGGAGGTGATAATTAAATGAAAGGAGGTGATAAATATAAAAAATAATTATATTATAGAAGGAGATATTGTTAAAATTGTTTTAGATACAAAACATGGAAAATTTTATGCATTAATAGATTTAGAAGACTTTGATAAGGCTAACAATTGTGAAAATAAATGGTGTTTACGTTCATTAAAACATCAATACGCTCAACAAATGAAAGTAATAGGCAAGGAAGGGAATAGAAGTAAATATACTACTATTAAATTACATAATATTATAATAGATTGTCCAGAAGGGATGCGAGTAGATCATATTAATCATAATACATTAGATAATCGAAAACAAAACTTAAGGATTATAGAACATAAAAATAATATTACACATCGAAAAGGTGCTAATTCTAATAGTAAAACTGGTGTTAGAAATGTTAATCTAGTAACTAGATATAGTGGAGAACAAGAATATTGGGTACAATTAATGAAAGATGGTAAAAGATTTAAATGGGAATTTCCACTAGAACAATTTAATGAAGCATGTATTTTTGCAGAACAAAAACGTCAAGAAATATTTGGCAAATATGCAGGGAATGGTTAATACATAGTGATATAATGGTTTGCGGTAATCCTTATACCGCAAACCATTATAAGGAGTAATTTAATATGAATAAATACATTGCCAATATCAAAGTAATACAATTAGAAGTAGAATCTAAATCAATAACTGAAACAGAAGAATATTTTAAAAATTACATTAAATATTGGGGGTGTAGTGTGGCCTGGATGGAAAGGTGCTGTTATTGTTAATATTGAAAAATAAATTTATAAATTAAGAGGAGATGCTTAATATGTTAGAAATTAAAAAATTGAATTCTATAATGTCACCATTCTTCGGAGATATTTGTGTTTACTTAGAGTTAAATGATTATGCAGATACAAGCACAATTAAATGTAAAATAGCAAATCTAAATGAGGAAATAATTCCTGATAAATTTGCTTATGATGGTTCACCTTATTTTTCATATGATAAATTTGAAAAGTATTCTAATGGTAATCATTATGCTAGAGTATACGTAGAAGTAGAATATAAATCTAAAGAATTAGAATTATCTGAAAGTACATTTAATACAGCAAAAGGTATAAATGATTATATAGTAGATTTAAAAACATTACATCATATTATGGGTATTAGGCATGTTGCTAAACATAAGAAGGGTATAAAATTAAATGAATTTGTTTGGAGAGGTGTATTAAGTTTTGATCAATTCGGACAGACAATGTATTTATATGATCAAAAATTTATAGATGATACACCAAATAATATTAAATATGGTACAGTTGATTATAATACATTTAGATTTTATTGTGAAGGATATTGTGGAACATTTAGAGTAATACCAGATCAAGATGAAATATGTCCTGAGTGTAATAAAGCATGGACAATAGATAATATAGTTGATTATGTGACTATTGAAAAAGGTAATTATAAGAGAATTGGTTATCATAAAGAATGTTTAAAATCTCATAATGACAGAGAGCAATTAAAAGAATTTGAAAATATATTCTCAAAGGTATATAATTTAAGTGAATTGAAATTTACTGCAATTCCTAATGAATATTGCTCATGTGAAAAATGTGCTTCATGGTTTATAGTTTCTACTCTAGATGGAGATATTAAAATTGGTTGGAGGAAAAGAGTTATTAGCATTGTGTGGCTAGATAATTATAAACGATTTAAAGAAACATTTGTGAATGAGGATACTACAAAAGGCGGAAATTTAGATGGTGTTAGATATATTCATGCTTGGAATGTGGATAAAGCAATTGAATATTTGAATAGAGCGAAGGATAGTATAGTTTAAAATAAAGGAGTATAGTGTATATATGAAATTAATTGATATTGCTAACAAAATAGATAAATCTGAAAGAAATGAATCTTATGTAAATACTGACCAATTTTCTTCAGAATTTAATTATGAATTTGATTGGGTAAAACAAGATAGACTTAAAGCATATTGGATTGGTAATTGGTATTGTACAGATTCTTATGTAGGGTATAGGATGTATTTTCTTGATGATGAACCTGTAGCATTTTCCATACAAAAAGGAAGAAAATGGTCTGAAAAATTTAATTGGATTAGTAAAGAATTAGCATTAAAAGTTAGAGAATATTTAATTTCTATTATGCCTAAAAGAGAAGATGAATTAAATATAAAAATATGTGATATTAACGAAGATATAGGAGATAGTTATAAAATTGAATTTAATTCACAAATATTAAATCCTGATAATGCAATGCTTTATGGTGAATCAATTAAAATTTTAGAAAGAATAAAAGAAACACCAGATTGGGGAATAGATAAAATGTTAAAGATTCGATTAAGCAATGGAAAAGAAGAAATTGTAGACATAAAAGAATTAGATTTTAAGTATCATTTAGTATGAAAGGAAAGTGAAAAAATATGATATCATGGTTATTAAAATTATTTAAAATAAAACATGATGCTAAATGTCTAAATTGTAATGGAAAAGGTTATGTAAAATTTCAGGATGGGTAGAAAGCACTTGTGGTTGTTGTTATGGCGCAGGTAAAATAAATAAACGAAGATACAATAAACCCTTAGAATATAAGGGTTTATTTTTATAATAATTAACAAAATATTAAAATAAATATATTGACATTCAATTTCCCTTATGTTATTATTATAGAAAGAAACAAATAACAAGGAGGTATTACATAATGACACAAGAACAACAACAACAAGAAACAATCCTAAGCAAAGTTAAGAAATTATTAGCACTTGCAGAGAATAATACTTCGGCAGACGAATCACAAAATTCTTTTCTTAAAGCACAAATGCTACTCTTAAAACATGGTTTAACTATGAATGACGTTGCTGAATCTAAAGAAGATTATAGGTACAGAGGTATGAGTGAATTTGAAATAAATAATATTTTTAATAATGGTAAAAAGGTTGCTAGATTTTATTAGGGAGGAATTAACATGTTAAGGTATTTACATTTACAATTTATTAAATTAAAATCACTAATAAATAAAGATGTAATAATATGTGCCGTAGATAAAAAGGATAGTATGACTTATATTATTAAAAATGGTAGTATTGTAGACACTATTCCGATAAGTAATGATATAATTAGAGGCAAGAGAAGTAAGATACCATTATTTTATGATTTTGAATTTGATAAAGAGAATCTAAATAAAGTAATTAAAGAATACATAATTTAATAAAAGGAGAGATTAAATATGGCAATGGTAGACTATGGAGCAGTTTTAAAGAAGAATGGAATAGTAATTCACAGAGATGATTTCTTTATGGATATGCAAAAAGCTGTTGGATTTACTATTGATTCATTAAAAGATAAAGATGGTTATAATTATCAAATTAATGGCAACTATTTTGTATACATTGGTGATGAAGAATTATTGATTTGTGTATACAAAACACAATTGTTAATTATCTCAAATAACAAAATTATACATCGTGTATATGGTGCTAATGTTGATTCTTATAGTATACATGATAAATTTAGATTAAAATTTGAAGTTAATGGAATTAAATTTGATATAAAAAGAATAAGTTATAGTAATATGTATTTGCTTAGATTCTGGTATAAAAGGAATCTTTATGAATGTATTTATGGTTATGGTGTTGATAATAGTGTAAAGAATTGGTATTACAATAATAATAGAGAAAGAAGAATTGCTAAAGAATTTTTTAGAAATAAGTCTTGGAAAATATTAACATAAAAGATTAAATTACTTTTAACTTAAAAACATTATAAAGGAGAGATAATATTATGTATTTAAGTATAACCTTTACTGATTATAATAAAATAACAATGAATATAATTAGATTTACTTGCAATGAAAATGAAATCTTAAATAGAAATAATATGTACAATTGTTTTATAGTTGGAGATAATTACATAAAATGAAAGGCAATATGTTTGATATAGAATATTATGTAAAAAATGTTAGGGTATTTACAGTATAGAGAGGATGAATTAACATAAATAATGCTCAGGAAATATTAAGAAAGATTGTTAATTTCATAGATGATTATTATAAAATAGCACCTATATTTTATAAAACATGGTTAGATAAATATGGGGTTAATAATCTTAATTTTATAAACTATATAATTTTTGAAGAAGAAAATGAGTATATTGAAGAATATTTAAATTATTGTTTATATATGCTTGAAGAATGTGAAAAACAATATCCTAAAGGTAGTGAAATTATAGGATTTCAAATTGCTGATATTATGAGAATGATGGCAGAAAGTAAAGAATTAAATGAAATATAATATAGAGGAGGAATACATATGTTGGTAGATATTAACTTTAGACAATCTCTAATCAATGAGTATAGAAAGAAAATTGAAGAGCATTGTACACCTGAAAGATTTGAAGAAATTAAAAATAGCATACCTAGAAATCTTGATGACATATTTCATAAAATAAATACAGGTATATATTATAGTGGATTAAATTTCGATCATAGAATTAAAATGCTTTCAAATGATAAAATTAAAGATAAATATGAAAGTTTTACTTTTATGAAACGTATAAATGGAAAAGTAGATTGGAATTACATTCGTAAATGTATTAATGAAGGAAAAGAACATAAAGATAATTACGGTGTATGTGATAATTATCAACAAGTTTTAAATCACTATCCAGAATTAAATGATCCTAATAGAAAATTTATATTATCTTTATGTAAAATTAGTAAGAAAGAAGATGGTGGTTGGCGATGGCATAAGTGGGGTAAATATATAGGTATTCAAAAATCGCAATGTGAGTATATCGGTGATGAACCTGAGATTGAAGAAGTATATGTGTATCATATTTATGAAATGGAATAGGAGGAAGTACATAATGCAATTAAAAGAAAAGTTTAAAGAATTATGGTTTTCTAAGGTTGAGGATATAGCTAAAAAATGTTCTAATATTGAAGTATTTAATTTAATGAAACAAATTGAATATGGCAATATTTCAGATGAAGAAAAAGAAATGATAGCAAAACAATTAGAGGAAATGAATATTCATGATATAAATGCAGTATGGTATATTGGTTTTATGATTAGTGATATTCAAAAATGTATATTTCAAGATAAAATAAATTTAAATTTGATTAATTCAGTATGTCAAATTAATGGTTGTTTAAATAGTGATAGTTATTGGAGCAACGTATGGGATGATAATATTAATTCAGAGGAAGCAAAAAATCTTAAAGAATTGGGTATTTTGATGCAAGAATTAGTTAAATATTTATAAGATAAATTTATTAATAAAGAAAAGTTTGGAGAGGAGAATTAATATGAATAAAGATTTAATTAATAAAGCAATTGATGTAATGGAAAGAGTTAAGATAGGGTCTTTAATTAGATTACATGGCATTCATGATTTTAGAGTAGTATATCAAGAACCAAGTTATGAAGAAATATATGGTTGTTGTAAAATTCCCAGAGATCATGTAATTAGAATGGTTAACCAAACTATTCCTAATGCTTTAAACTGGACAAAATCTAAATCAATAGATAGACTTAAAATAGAAATGGTGCAAAGTGCCGTAGCAGGTTTGTATAAAGATATTGAATTAATTGAAGAATAAAAGGAATAAGAATGAAACAAAATTTAGATTAATATAATATATTCAGGGAGGATGAAATATGCTAAGTTTTAAAACAACTAATGAAACAGTTATAGATATGTATAAAGGCAAGACATTCATTGAAACAAATATAAAATTATTCACAGAAATTAATGATGATTTGAAGAAGAAATTTTTTGGTAGGATAGATTTAATTGAAGATATTCTAAAAGCAATTAATATTAAAATGAAGAAATTGTTATGAATAATTTAGAAGATAATACGGATATTGCTGAAATATTATCTTGCATAAGAGGTAAATTGTAATTTCATAATCTCACAAAGTATTGATTTTATTGGGTTTATAAAATTAAAAATCAATACAAATGAGAGTATTTATTCAAACTTTAAAGGAGGAAAATTAAAATGACAAAATACGTGTTAAAAACAAATAGTAATTATTATGGAGATGGTTACATAAAAGAGTTTTATAATAATTATGGTGCACGTGATGATTTTCATGTAAGTAGTAATATTTTTGATGCAACTATCTATGATACAATTAGTAAAGCTAAAAATGGTATTAAATATTGCTTAAATATTATTGATGGTTATAATAATATGGATTCTGATTATGTGAGAGATAATAAATTAGATTCAAAAAAGTTTCCTAAGATATGGTTAGATATATTTGAGGTGGAATTAACAGAAAAGAAAATTGATACTAAACAAAAGGAGGTTGGTTAAGGAAAAGAATGAGTTAAGGAAGGAATTTAAAAAGATGTTTGAACTGATAAAGGAGAGAAATACATAATGAGAGATAAAGAATTTTTCCATGATAGAAATAATGATATTTATTATTTAGTTAATTTTCAAGAAGAAAGATATATGAAAATAGCAGAAAAAGGAAGTCAATACTATGAATTATGCAGACATTTATATTGTAATAATTGGGAATATGCATATATCAGACATAAAATATTATCCACATTTAAGAAGGTAGATAAATTGATACAGATCGATGGGACAGAAGATTAAGAAAATATAAAATAAAGGTGGTAATATGTATGAGATGTTATAATACTAATGGTCGTGGATATTTTGTAGTATTAAAAACTCCAAATGAGATAATTAATTTGTTGAATAAATTGTGACATACATACACAATAGGGAAACATCATGTATTTTCAAAGGAAAATAATTATGTAATATTTATTAATAGTCATTCTCTTAATCTAGCAGATCGAGTAGCAAATATATGGATTGAATCAATTTTAGGTAAATTTGAAATATTAGATACTTACAATGAATGTAAACTTAAAGATGTTGGTAAGTATTGGTGATATATAAATTGAAAAATAAAAAGGAGGATAAATTTTATTGACAAGAGAAGAACGTAAACAATGGTATTATGAACAAACACATAAAATAATAGATAATATAATACATAAACAATGTACAGTTTGTAAAGAATGGTGTCCTGATACTGAAGAATATTTTTATTGGAGAAATAAAAATAAACCAGAAAAAGGCTTTCAATCAGAATGTAAAAAATGCTCATCAAATACTAATAATAATAGACAAAAGGCTAATTATGATAAATATAAAGAATATAGAGCAGAATGGATTGAAAAAAGTAATAATAAAGAAAATGTTAATAATACAGCAAGACAATGGAGGGAAGAAAATCAAGAGTGGAAACAAAAATATCAATTAAATTATTATAAAAACAATCCAGATAAAATGAAAATATATAATCAAAATAAACAACAACATAAAAAACATAACATATCTAAAACAGAATGGGAAAATTGTAAACGATATTTTAATTACAAATGTGCTTATTGTGGTTTACCTATTGAAGAACATTATTTTACTAGAAATGGTATTATAAAACTCGGAGATTTTCACAAGGAGCATGTAGACCATAAAGGTAGTAATGATTTATCAAATTGTGTACCAAGTTGTGGAAGTTGTAATGATCATAAATGGAAATTTGATTTTGATTATTGGTATAATACAAATAACGAAAGATATTCTCAAGAAAGATATGATAAAATAATTAAATGGTTGACAGATGATTATAAAGTATACATAGAACCACCTAAACCAAAAAGAACATATACTAGAAAAGAATTAAATAGATTAGAAAATAAATGTTGACAGAATGATAAAATAAATGTTATAATACTAATAGAGTTGAAAGGAGGTGATTATATGACATAATAAAACATTAATAAAATAAGTATAATATTGATTGGAGGAAAAATGATTTATGAATACTGATAATATTATTGATAATGCAATTAAAACAAATGTTAGCTTTAAAAGAAATCCATATTACATATATGATTTAGTGCAAGTAAATTGGATGTTAGAGCAAGGTTGCATACCCTTACAAGTAGGCAAAGGTGAAAAAAATGATGTATTTTTAAAATTTCCTAGAACACCTGAAGTAGAAGAAATAGTTTATAAATGGAAATTAAAAAATAAAAGATTAAGTAAATATAATTTGTAGTTAAGAGCTTAATTATAAGCTCTTATAAATGTTTAATTAAATAATTGATAATTATTATGATGTTGATAATATGATAATTAAATTAATTCTGATAAAGATAAGGAGAATATAATATTTGATGATAACGAATGAATTAGAAGTAGGTAAAAAATATAAAGATTTAAAAGTAATGTGTGAAGTATTAGATTTTGAGTATTTTGATAGTACAAACAGTAGAAAAGCAACTTTAAGAGAGATAGAATCTCATTATAAATTAGAAAAACAAGGTAGAGGATACATAGTATTAGAAAAATATGATACACCAATTATAATAAAAAATAACAATGATGGAAGGATTAATAATGGTGGAGGAATAAGAAATACTAAATATGATAAATTAATGGACGATTTAATAATTGATTGGTTACATAGAAAAAATGAAGCAGAGTTTAATATTTCTTTTAATGAAATATTTACACAAGATAAAGAAAACAATAATAAAAATATACCTTTATTCTCAGATGAATATGCTAATTTAATGAATATTGGACACGAAGAATTTTCAAAGGAAATTGCTATTAGAAAAGATTTAGTAGATATGTTTAGAGAAAAAATGTATATGATATCAAGTAAATGTTTTGAAACTTCATTAGGAAGATTACAGAAGCAAAACATAATAATATGGAGTAAGGAAACTATGATTAAATATTATGGTGATATGACAGAAATTGCCGATGAAGATTTACTTGAAGAAATTAATCTGGCAGAACAAGAAACCTATGAAACAATGGAAATAACTTCATTTAAAAGAAGAAATCCAAATGTTAATAAGAAATTTAAAAGAGAAGTATGTAAAATATTATCACAACATAGAATTTCATCTTATTGGAAAGTATATAATATTGAAATATTAGAAGAAGATAAAATAATTTCAATAGAAAATGTAGATAAAATAAAAATTGAATTAGTTAATAGATTTGTAAATTCAATAAGAGATAGTTTATACAATAAAAAATATGATGAAATTGATGATACTCCAATTGCTATAGGCGAGAAAAGAGAAAGTGAAAAATATAATCCATTTATGAATAACACTGAAGATATGGTTAAATTATCAAATATATTATTTATAGATTATGATAAAAGTAATATAGAAGTTATGGATGAAGAATGGGAGAAAGGTGAAGCAAAAAAAGAAAAAGAAAAAATGAAACAGAAAATAGAGGAAAAGAAAGTTAAGAGGAAGAAAAGAAAAATAATAACTAATTAACAATACAATTTGCTGCTTACGCAGGATTATATAAACCGACCATAAGTTAAAAGTAATAATGGTAAATATATAATATACATAAATTATAACGACCATAAATTATTAGTGTAATGTTATTATGTTTTATATTATTCTATTTATCTATGGTCGGTTTAGTATTATAACTATTAATTATTGATCGGTTTGTCATTAATCAATAATACACAGCATAATATTATTTAATTTATTATCTATTAATAAATATAAATTATTATTTTGACGTAGCTTTAGCGAAGTCAAACAGATTGTATTATTAAAGAATAAACAAAATAATAAAATATATTTAATCCACACAGAAAAGAGTTGATTCAAATGATATTTTCTCATGAATGGGACGAAGCGTTATTCAAAGACAGAGTAGTGCGTAAAAAGAAAGAAGATAAACGCAAAAAGTTATTAGCAATGATTAATGATAAAGCTACCACTGAGGGAGAAAAAAATAATGCCAGAAAGTTATTATTAAAGTTTGAATAGGTATAATATTTCCATTAATATTAATATAATAGAAGGAGTGATTAAAATGGGTGCTATTATACTTGGCATTATTTTACTAGCAATATTCGGTGGTAAATAATAAAAAAGGAGCGTATAAACATGAACGCAATAAAATCATTTAACCTAACATTTGCATTATCAAATCTACCTAACAATGTAAAAGATATATTTATAGAAATTATTCGTAGTGCTATGACAGGTAAAGAATTAACCCAAAAAAATAAAGATATATTAGCGTATGCATGTTATCATAGCACATTGCCGATAGATGATGAAAAGGTGCTGAGTTGGAGTATTCCAAATGCGGAAGATTAATTAAATCAAATTAAATAAGTAGAAATAATCAAAAATTCATCTTGACTTTTTAACAGAATACAAATATAATAATAGGAAGGAAGTGAACAATAAATTGCCACATAAAATCATAAGAAAACTTGATGATTTAGGTAGAATTCACATTGCAAAAGAAATAAGAAAACAAGTAGGCATTGAAGAAGGTGACGCTATATTAATGGAAGTTAATGAAAATGGTCAAATTGTATTGACTAAGGTTATGGATAAAGAGTAAAATATAAGATAGGAGGTATTAATTGTGTTAGCATTAGAAACACTATCTGCTAATGGTAAGGAATTAATACCTAAAGGGAAGAAATATGTTGTAGGTAAAGAGGATTGTGGTTACAGCACTAAATATTTTGTTATAGATAATTATGGAGATAGATTATATTTGACAAAGGAAGAATTATTGTATAAATTTAAGTTATCAAACAAGGAGGATTTGTAAGTTTAGTAAATTTGTATAATAAGGAGGAGAATTAACTATGAATACAGAAATAGCAATTTTGTTAGAATGTTTAATAGATGAAATAAGAGCAAGTGGAGAGCCTTCAGAAAAAACAATAATAGTCTTAGCGAAGTATGAAGATAAGTATGATTTTGTAAAAGAATATTTTAAGGAATTAGATGAAGAATAAATTAGGAGGAATATTAGATGAAATTATTTGAAAAACAGGAGAATATCAATAAAGATAAAGTTAATTTAAAAGATATTCTCAATAAACTAAAAGAATCAGGAGTAGATTTAAAACTTGTTGGTGAAGTAGCCAGAGCATTTAATTATTCATATATGTCTGGTTATGAAGATGGGGAAGCAATAATTAGATCCAAACCGTGATTAAGTTATAATTTTAAAATGAAATAGGAGGAATTAGATGTGATAAATTTTCGATATTTATTATTTGCTTACAATACTTACTATCCTGTAGGTGGTTTCAATGATTTTATTTTTAAATTTTCAACTTTTGAAGAGTTTAAAGAAAAATTAGAAGAAATAAATATTGAAAAAATTGAATGTCAACATTTTCAAATACTTGATTTACTTAAATTAGAAAGTTTTAATGTTTTATATTTAGATGAACCAAGTGAAGTAAATATTAAAAGTAAACTTAAACGAGCAGTAAGAGGGTATTTTCAATTTGATAAGACAAGATAATTAACCAAATTAATAACATGAGTAGAGAATCATCCATGAATTATGCAAAACATCAAATAAATACTCAATTAAATGATTTTCTAGAAAAGTTTAATATCATAAGTAAACAAATATCAGATATTATTAATTCTAATATATCACCTGTTAGTAAAGTTTCAACATTGTTAATATTACTTAAAAGCATAGATAATAGTTTAGATGTTGCTACATTGGTAAATCTTTGTTCAAACTACGAATTTAATTATGAGTGTATATGGTGTAGTTGCAGGAATTATGGATATGATAGATCAATATGTTTTAATTATATCCCTGAAAATTTATTGGGAAGGATGATTAATAATGAAAGTAAAATGTTTACATGATTTATTTATTAATAATTTAGTATTTTATAGATTACATGAATATGGCATTTATTCTGAGAAAGGTGATTTTATAACTATTTTAGATGAGTATAATAACAAATTCAAAATTTTGAAAACCGTAAAATGTACAATTTCTTATGATTATTATTTTGAGAAAGTTATTTAATATATGATGGAAGTGTAGTTTTAAAATGATGTTAAAGGAGTGTTAATCAATGATAAAAATCGGTAAAATTACTCAAGAACAACTAAACAAATTACAAAAATCAAGAAATCCTAAAACTATTTTTAAAGAATTAGTTGGATTAAATAAAACTGCTAAGTATGAAATAGGAGATACCTGTATTGACGCAGATAGAGTTAAGCCTATGGATATAATTAAGAAATCATTTAATGGTCGTGATTTTTACTATATTATTGTGAAACAGTTTAATGAAGATTTGGTATTTGCTTATTCATTATATCCTGTCGGATAGTAAATATGGGAGTTATTATTTACTCCTAATACATAATAATTAAAAATAAGAAGGAGAAAAAATAATGCAAATAGGTGATAAGGTTTGGATATTTGATGGCAATAGACGCATATATGAAGATGATAAAGGGAATAAAACACAAAATCCTTGGTATAGAGGTCATTTTGTTGAGAAGTATATTATAGGAGAGACTAAGCAAAGTTGGATTGTTGGTTATAAAGGAAATGATATAGATAGTAAAACAAATTTTAAAGCTAATAAGAAAACTCTTATCTATTCAATTATAAATAATTATAGTCTTGATAAAAAATTATATATTTCTGAAGAAGAAATTGAACGTAAATGTTGGGTGTATGAAAATCGTAGTAGAATTATAAGAAAAGTTGAACAATGTCATGATTATGATAAATTAAGGAAAATTGAAGAAATATTATTATTTGAATAAACCGACCGCACTCTCGCGACTTCAGTCGTGTGAGGTTCACTAAAGGAGTATTTATTATGAAAAATAAATTATATAATATTGGAGTGATTATTGGAGGATTTCAACCTTTTCATATTGGTCATGAGCAATTAGTAGATGTTGCTTTAGAATTATGTAATAACATATATATTTACTTAGGAAAACGAAAAACTAATGAAGAAAATATGTTTTCATTTGAGACTAGAAAAAAATTAATAGAGAAAATTTATAAAAATTATTTAAATAGAATTAGATTTTTAGAAAATGAATATAAAAATAAAGATGAATGGAATAAATACATACTAAAATTGTTTCAGGGAACATTGCCAAATGGTAAGCCTGATATAATAATACATGGTGATGAAGATATCAGAAGATTATGGTTTAGTCAAAATGAAAGGAAATTCAATGAATTATTTATACCTAGAAATAAATTAATTGTTAGCGGAACAGCAATTAGAAATGCATTAATTGATAGTAATTTTGATTATTGTAGAAATGTAATGAATACATCAATTATAGATGAATTAGATAATTTAAGAAATGAATTAATAGGAGTATAAGTATGTTAACAGAAAAAGAATTATTAAAATTAGCAGGTAAACTTGCTTTAGCATGTGAACAAATATTAATAAGCAATCCAAAAACATTAAGTGAAAATATAAAGAAAATGGAAATAAAATTAAATGAATACAATTATGCAATAGAAGAAAATTTATTTGATGAAGAAATAAATGAGACATTTAAGCAATCGTAGTAAATTAAGCAGAAAGGAATTCATTTATGAAAAAGAAAATAATTATAGCAACATTTACATTATTATTTGTATTGCCGTTTTCAAGTGAATTATCTTATAGTCAGATGAATAATATTCAATCAGTTAATAAACCAATAAAATCAGTTAATATTCATAATCCTCCTGATATATCTTTAGAGTCAGAAAAGAAAAATAATGAATGCATAGAAATGTTTGCTACAAGTTATACAAAATCTGTAGAAGAGGGAACAAGCAAAGGAATAACTAAGAGTGGAGTACCAGTTAGTAGAGGAATAGTTTCAGTAGATCCTAAAATTATTCCTTTAGGAACTAAACTTTATGTTGAGGGTTATGGATATGCTACTGCTTTGGATATTGGTGGAGCAATAAAAGGTAATAAAATTGATTTATATATGAATAGTAAGAAAGAAGTATTTAAATGGGGAAGAAGAAATGTAAAGGTTTGGATTATTAAAGAAAAGGAGAATAAATGAAAAATATTTCAAAAGATTTAACTGGTATGAAGTTTAATAGATTAATTGTTATTAAAAGGGTAGATAATTATATTAGTCCACATGGCAAGAAACAATCTCAATGGTTATGCCAATGTGATTGTGAAGAACAAAATGAAATTATTGTTACTAGAAATAACTTACAATCTGGTAATACTAAATCATGTGGATGTTTACAAAAAGAAAAAATAATTAAATTAAATAAATATAATATATACAACCTCACAGGTGAATTCGGGATAGGATATACAAATAATAATGAAGAATTTTATTTCGATTTAGAAGATTATGATAAAATCAAGGATTATTGTTGGTGTAAAAGTAATAATGGATATATAATTACAAATGATTATAATAAGGAAAAACACATTATTATATGGATGCACCGTTTAATTACAAATTGCCCTGATGATATGGAAGTTGACCATAAATTTCACGACCATTGGGATAATAGAAAAGAATTTTTAAGAATAGTAACTAGAAGTCAAAATCAAATGAATATAGGTTTAAAATCACATAATACTTCTGGGATAACTGGTGTTAGCTGGATGGAAAAATATGGTAAATGGCAAGCATATATTAATATAAATGGAAAAAGAATTAATCTTGGTTATTATGATGATTTTCAAGATGCAGTAAGAGCAAGAAAAGAAGCAGAAGAAAAATATTTTGGTGAGTATAAATTTAAAGATAAGTAAGAATAATTAATAAAATGATAAAATAAATGTTGACAAGTAGCTATACATAGTTTATTATATTGTTAGGAAATAAATAAATTTTAAAAGGAGTGGTTATAATGATCACAATTAATTATATGAAAACAGGTGGATTATTATATGCAGATGGGAAAGCAGAGGAATCAGCAAAACATTTAAAAGAATATATAATTAAAAATGTTAATATTAATTTAAATGTATCTTCTGAAGTTTTTATTAATGCTGTAAGAGTTTTAATTAAAGAAAAATATTTTGATATTAATGATATTCAAATTATGTTTAATGGTGAGATAATTCCATTTGACCAAGACGGAAGAAGTTATTATTGGCCTGAAGGATTTTGTGATACTACAGATGATTTTTTAATGAGGTTGTTGGAATAAGTATAATAATGTAAGTGAAGTAATTGATAGTGAATTTGAGAGGTGAAAAAATGAAACCTATATTTAGTAAAGAAGAAGGATATAGTGGAACAATTTATAAATATTATAACTGTGGTAAATGTAAATATTTATTAGCTAATAATAAAGAAAGTTTACCAAATTATTGTCCTAATTGTGGTGAAAAAGTAGATAAAATTAATAATATTAAAAAAGGAGAATGAATAATTATGTCTAACAAAGAAATTTCATTAGCAACAGTAAGAAAAATTGCTAATGAGGAATTGAAGAATTATATAGGAAAGAAATTCACAGAAGAAAATATTAGAAGTATAATGCAAAGTCAATTAAACAAAACTGGAACAAGTATTATTTTTGAAGAATTAGGAATGAAAAAGGATAATTGGAGTAATAAATGGGAGATTAAAAATTTTAGTAAATTTAAAGATTTACATAGAGATTATAATAATCTTATCAACGAAGTTGGGTACAAAGTATTTTTTGAAGTTATTAAAGATATTACACCTGAAAATGTTTTGGAATCTTTAACAAAAACAGATAAAAATATATTGAGAAAAGCGTATAAAGAAACATTGATTAAATCTTTTGAAGGAGAAATTAGAAAACTAGCAGATGAACATGGTAAACAATATGCACAGGAATTATTTGAGCAATATATGAGTGAAAGTGAAGAAGAAAAATAAAAAAGAATGATAGTAAATATCATTCTTTATAAGACAAAAATTTAATATCATTAATAGGATAATAAATAAATTCTGCTTTGCCTATAATATCATTAATAGAAACTGTTCTCCAAAATCTACTATCATAACTATTGTTTCTATTATCACCCATTAAAAAATAATTATTATCAGGTATTTTATAAGATTCAAAATTATTAATAGGTAATTCAGAGATATAAGGTTCATTTAATGGTTTATTATCTACATAGACAATACCATTATCAATACTTATAGTTTCATTAGGTAATCCAATAACTCTTTTTACAAATGGACTTTTAGATTCTATTGGAGGATTGAATACTACAACGTCGCCTCTGTTAATATCAGTAAAATTGTAAATAAATTTATTTGCAACAATGTGGTCATTGATTTTTAATGTAGGTATCATTGAACCACTAGGTATGTAATATGCTTCAGCAACATAGGTTCTGAATGCAAAAAATATCACAAGAGTTATTAATAAAGTTTTAATCCATTCTAATATTGTTTTTTTTCAATATTTGACCTCCTTAGTAATTGTTAAGTTGAATTATATCATAAATTGGTAGCAATGAGTGGATTTTTATCATAATATAAAATACATATAATAGGAGGAATATATTATGTCATCAAAAATAGATTACGAAAGAGAGAAAATGATTAAAAGTATAATAGAAATTTTCAGTCAAGGTGAAATAACAATAAATCAAATGAAAGAAGAAATAAATAATGTATTAAGAAAAGCAGATATTGAATTAGATAATATGTTCGAGGAAGATAGAATAATTAGACTAGATAGTTTATTAAGAGAATTAAAAGACAAATATTTACAAATATCAAATGGTACACATAATGTATTTGAAGTAGATCCAATATGTATTGATAATATAATTAATAATTATAAGGATGTATTAATTACTTCAGATTTATATATTAATGGATTTATTAGCATTGGAAATATATCTCAAACAATGCGAAATATTAAAGATATTTATTCTACTAATAATTGGCTTGGAGTATCATGGAATTATGAAAATTGTGAAAGAGGTAAATTTTATATTAAATTAAAAGATGTTAATAAAATTAAAGTAAATATAAGTTGTGAAACAATTTTATCATTTGATTTTTATGTTAACGATAAGAATTATACAATGTTAAGTTTTAGACAAATAGGCAAGTGAAAAGGAGAACAATTAAATGCAAAAACATTGTATTTACAAATTAAAAGATAGTAAATCGACAGGTTATATGGAAGAATCGCTTAGTGAATATGTTATAGTAGAAGAATTTGCAACAAATCCTTTAGATAGTGATAAAATTATGCAATGTGTTTATAAGCATATCATTCCTGAAACTATGAAATATACTAGTATGATACTTGGATATTGTGTTTTACCATGCAATGTGTTTGAAAATTATTTTGAGTTATATATGGAAACTTTTGAAATTAATGAGAAACTTAGAGAGTTAGGAATAGAATAATAAAAACATTAAAATAAAAGGAGTAGATTAATTATGCGTATAGTCATTGACAACAAATTATATTTCAAATCAATTAATGTATCATCTAAAACATCTAAACTAACTAAATTTCGTGAGAAACTATTTAATGTAATATCAAAAGTTTGGCCTTGGGCGTTGACATTAGTAATGTTTCTTGGATTGGCAGTATTGGGTTTGAGGTGTTTTTAATATGTTCAAACAATTAACCAATAAACAATTTCAACAATACATACAACAATATTGGAATCAAGAAGATGTATTAGAATATAAAAATTCAAAACTAGGACAAGGCATAGGGTATTACAAAGATGATAAACTTTTAGGTTTTGCATGGTATAATACTAAAACCAGTAAGTATTGGAGATTAAAACATTTATATCCTGAAATATGGATGATTTATTTATTAGAAGTACATCCAGAATATAGACAAAAAGGAATAGGAAGTAGTATATTAACTGAGATATATAAAAGAATGTCAAAAGGCAAGACATTGATTGTAGGTAGTGAGAGAATAGAAAAGCATAGGGAGTTTTATTCAAAGAATGGATTTATCGAAGATGTAAGTATGAAATGGTCTTTTATTAAAAGTAAATTATAGAAAAGGAGAATTATACTATGAATCCATGCATAAATTATCTTACTCATATGCCAACAGATATTATGAATACATATGGCATAACAAAAACATTATTAACTAGAAGAGAAACTATATATTTGAAACATATTATGAAAAATATCTTTATATATGGAAACGAAGAAGAATTAAATGAAAAACTTAAAATGATGCAATTTGATTCTTTATTTCAATATTTAGGTTTTCTCACAAATAAGTTAAGAGCAATTTATAAAATACCTAGAGATTATACAACAAATGATGCAGATAATATTGTCAAACAATACAGAAATAGTTTCTTTAAATTACTTGAAGATTTATATAAAGATTTAAAACCTATTATTGTGCTTGATTTTGATAAAACGATAACTAATAAAAATTTTCATAGTTTATATAATTATATTATAAATGATTATTATGTGATTATTAATAGTGCCAATCCTCAAAAAGATGTGATTGAGAATTATTTAATTAAAAATAATCTTCCTTTTCCAAAATTAATTTATGCCAATAAAGGGAAACAACGTAAAATTGTTAAATTGAAAAATATTGTATTTAAAAATCAAAAAAGAGTAATAATTTACATTGATGATGAAGAAGAATATTTAGATTATGGAATGTTGTTGACGATGTATTGTTATAAATATACAAAAGATGGAAGAATATTAAATCATACAATATTTAAGAAATAGAAAGTTGAATAAGTTTGCTTTATATTGTTAATTTTACATAAGGAGATTGATATTATGCGTTGGAAACAAATTTTAATATGTATGTTGCTCAGTATGTTATTAGGATATTTAAATCAATATTTCAAATTAATCACAGTTGATTACAATGTGAAATATATGATAGATTCAAGTTTAATATTTATGTGTATAATGTTTTTATTGTCAATGTTTGATTTTTATTATAGTAAATATTGGTATCCTAAGAATGAATGGGAGGTGCTTAAACAGAAAAATAAAAAAGCAAAAGGAGATAAATAAATTATGATTATAAATACAATAAAAGACTTAAATGGTTGTGTAAGAGATAATTATCCTTGTAAATATTTATCAGGTTATTTAAGTTTAGAACCTATAATGGTAAGATGTAATTTTAGAGGAAATGAATGTGGAAGAGGGTATTGTTGTTTTTATCGTTCTGGTAATAAGAATGTAGATGAAATTATTAGAGAAGAAAAAGGAGAATAGAATATGAAATCTACTGAAGAAAACTTTCCATATTGCTATAATGGAACTAATTGTTGTATTATTGACTATGAAAAAGGTAAAGGTGACTTAGTAATTATCACAAATGATTATGGTGAAATAATGTATAGAGGTTATTGCCAATTTGTTGATAAATTTCTTGATGATTTAAAGTCAGGTGTTTTTGCTTAAAATTATGTTTTATTTTAATATCAAATAAAAAAGGAGAGATTAAATATGGCAATATGGATAGAAGGAAAGGCATTCATACCAGAAATAAGTGATGAAAAATTAAATAGTTTAATTGAAAAAATTGTTCCTGTAGTAAAAGAAAATGATAAATTGTATCAGATTGAAATTCCTAATTTGCGTAATATAGCATACACATGGGAACCAAAAATAATTAAAGAATGTGATAATTTAAAAGAGATTAAAAGAATAAAAACTCATCATTATTGTGGATATTACGGTATGTTTAAACCAAGTATTGCAGAAGTATTATCTCAAATTCCAGAAGATTTGATTGATAAAGTAAATGCTTTTGAAATTATTAATGATGTTAATTCTGGGACTGATACAGAAATAAAAATATTTAGAGAAGGTAATGGTCATTTAGCAATTACTATATTGTATGAAAAATCATTATAAAATATTAAAGGAGGAAAATAATAATGGGACATATGACTACATTAACATTTCTTAATGATGGATTTGACCAAATTGAGGAATATCCAGAACAGTTTATTGAGGCAATTAAATTAGGTATGTACGGAATTGATAAACATAATAGAAATTCTAATAGAAAGTTTATAACTACTCATGGTATTGGATATCATGGAAATTTAGTAGAAGTTGCTAAATCTCATCATGCAGATGATTATAGATTGTATTTAGTTGGTAGAAATGCAATGACCACATTTGGGTATGCAAATGAGATTGATAATATTAAATATAGAAAAGAATTAGTAGAAATGGCAAAATGGATTATTAAAGATGAAGAAAAGAGGATTAAGGAATTAGAGGAAAAGATATTAAAAGGAGAATAATTATGCAAACATTTTATGTAATATTATTAATTATATTATTTGGTATTATATCAGGATTATCAGGTGGTTGGATGCTTGGGTATGTTTTAGTTAAAGAAATGAGAAGATTTGAAAAGAAATATAAACATTTATTTGTTGAAGGAGATAAATAAAATGAATAAATATAATTGCCCTCATTGTAATACAGAAATGATGCCAATGACACAAGAAGAAAATTGTATACAAGAATATAAATATTCTACTTGTGGTTTTAGTGATTTATATGATAGTTTACCTGTCGAGGAATGGGAAGATGGTATGGATAAATTTATGAAATGTTTAAAATTAACTTGACAGAATGATAAAATAAATGTTACAATGTAAACATGAGAACGGGATTGAAACTTATGTAAAATATATAAGGTAAAACATTAGAATACTACAATAATAATAAAAAAATAATATAAAAAAGGAGATCGTAAACATGAATATGAAAAATGATATGTCTTTTGGAGAATTTAAGGTTTTATTTCAGAAGAATTTTAAGGAGTTAGTAAAAGATGCTACACATTTGTTTGAAATTGAATTAGACAAAGATGTTATGTGGGAAGATAAATATCTCAATAGTTTTTTACCAAAAGATAATCCAATTTATAGACAACGTAGAGAATATGATTGCTCATATTGTAGGAATTTTATAAGAAATATTGGTAATGTAGTTGTAATCAAAAATAATCAAATTAAGACCATTTGGGATTTTGAAACTGGTGATAAAATTTTTCAACCAGTAGTAAATGCTTTAGATGAATTTGTTAAATCTCATGTTGTTTCAGATGTTTGGATTAGTAAACTTAAAAAGATTGGAACAGATAAAAACTTTGAACAATTAGAAAATGGAAAAGTAACTGAATGGAAACATTTTTATCTTGAATTACCGCAGAAATTTTATGATGTAACAAATAGATCGGAAGGTGAAATTAGAGGTAATTTTAGGAGTACAAGAGATGTATTCAAAGGCTCTTTAGATAAAATTACAGAAGATAGTTTGCTTACTGTATTAGAATTGATTTCTTCTAATTCATTATACAGAGGAAAGGAATGGGAGTCAGTATTAAATAAATTTCTCAAGTATAAGAAAGAATATGATAAATTAGAAACAAATGAAGAAAAAGATAATTATACATGGGAACAATCTGTAAAAGTTGGAGATGTTGTTGGTAAAATCAAAAACCACTCAATGGGAACATTGCTTATTGATATTAGTGAAGGTATGAATTTAGATAAAGCAGTCAATAAATTTGAATTTATTGTTGGTGACGGTTATAAAAGGCCAAATCCTGTATATACAGAAAAAATGAGAAGAGATGCCAAAGAAAAAATTATTGAATTAGGATATATGGATTCATTAAGTAGAAGATTCGCAACACTTGAGGATATTACTATTAATAATATTTTATTTTCTAATAAAGATTCTGCTAAGAAAATGGGTGTAGATGTATTTGATGAAATGTTAAAAGAAATTTCTATTAATCCTAAGAAATTCTCTAAAGTCGCAGAAGTTACAATTGATGATTTTATTGTAAATGTACTACCTACAGTAAGAGAAATTGAAGTATTTTTAGAGAATAAACATAATAGTAATATGGTATCATTAATTGCACCTGAGATTAAGGATAGTAAAACAATGTTTAAATGGGATAATGGATTTTCTTGGGCATATAGTGGTAATATTACTGATTCTTCTATGAAAGAAAGAGTTAAATCTGCTGGTGGTAATGTTGATGGTATATTGAGATTTAGTATTCAATGGAATGATAATAAATTTGACGGAAATGATTTAGATGCACATTGCTATGAACCAGATGGCAATGAAATTTATTACAGCAATAAAAAGAATTATCGTACTACTGGTGAATTAGATATTGATATTATACATCCAGAAAAAGGTAAACCTGCTGTTGAAAATATAACTTGGACAGATAGAAATAAAATGCAAGAAGGTACTTATAGATTTTTTGTTCATAATTTTTTTCATAGAGGTGGGAAGGAAGGATTTAGTGCAGAAGTAGAAATTGATGGACAAATTTTTACTTTTGAATACAATAAAGAATTAAGACAAAGTGAAAAAGTACAAGTAGCAGAAGTTACATTTAGTAAAGTTAATGGATTTAGTATTAAAGAAAAATTACCTTCTAATGTATCTAGTAAAGAAGTATGGGGATTGAAAACTAATCAATTTGTGCCTGTGAGTGTTGTGATGTTATCCCCGAATTACTGGAATTTGCATCAAGGTTGTGGGAATTTACACTATATGTTCATGTTAAAGAATTGCACTAATTTAGAATCACCTTCGGCTTTTTACAATGAGTTTTTGAATCAAGAATTAAATCAACATAGAAAGGTAATGGAAGCCCTTGGTTCTAAAATGGCAGTAAAAGATAGTGAAAAACAGCTTAGTGGACTAGGGTTTTCTTCAACTAAAAGAAATGAATTATTAGTGAAAGTTAAATCTCAGACAGAGAGAATGTTAAAAATTAAATTTTAAATAAAATATAAAAATAAAAAGGAGAAGTGATTTATTATGACAATGCAAAACGTAAATATGTTTGAGGTAGCAACTAGAAATCAGTTTAGGTTTGCTTTTAAGGGTATGCTTAATGTTGAGGATTTGTGGCAATTATCACCTAGAGATTTAGATGCTATCTTCAAATCTCTTAATTCTGAATTAAAGAAAGTAAAAGAAGAAAGCCTACTTGAAATAAAATCAGCAGAAGATCAGATTCTTGATGTAAAGATTAATATTGTAAAACATATTTTTAATGTTAAACAAGAAGAAGAGAACCAAAGATTGAAAGCAAAAGAAAATAAAGAGAAGAAGCAGAAATTGATGGAAATTTTAGCGAATAAGGAAGATCAAGATTTACTAGATAAATCAGCAGAAGACATTCAAAAAATGATTGATGAATTGAATTAAGTTTTAAATTTAGGGAGTGATTGTTTTAATTGCTCCCTAAAAATACATAAATAAATTATAAATAAAATACACAATAAAAGGAGAATTAACTATATGAATTTAACAAAAGAAGATAAATTATTAATATTAAAGGCATTTGAAGTCAAAGACTATGAATGTGGTTTAGAAGAAAGAGAAAAGAAAATAATGTTGGATATTGCTAAAGAATTAAATATAAAAAGATGCGGATACAATGAAGATACACAGTACGTAGAATGTCCTGTTGAAGATTTTGATTGTGAAAAATGCAAATATTATGTGGAATATTTTATATCTACAGATAGAGAAATATAAATAATGAGATGAATTTATTATGAAAACTAATATTATGAAAGTTAATTATATGCATACTGATAAATCTCCTGACTGATATATTTGGAATGCATTTTGTGATGAGTGTGGTAAACAATTTAGAAATCATAAAATTTATAGTAGCAGTAAACCAGACAAAAGTGAAAAGGATTATTGTTTAGATTGTATGAGGGAAATGATTGATAATAAAATTAATAATAAAGGAGCAGAAAATACATATGAAAAATATTGATAAAATAAGATTGAAACTACAAGAAGATTTAGATGATAAAATTAAACATATATTAGAAAATGAATGTCCGTTTCATTATGATTTAAAAGGTTTTGAAGATGATAATGATGAAAGATGTTATGAAAATAATAAAGATAAAGAAAGTTGTAAAAAATGTTGGGATTTAGAAGACATAGAAGAATAAAAAAATGTAAGTCGTTAGCAAACAAATCTTTGCTCGTGATTCCAGTAGTAAATATTAGGAGAAATATATGCAGACTAAAAAACTCAATTCATTAATTAAAAGATTAGATTACAAAAATTTAAGTAAGAAAAAGAAAAGAAAATGTTTGCAAGAGATTAATATAATAGAACAAAAAGAATCTAACAAAGAAAGAAAATTAAAAATGGAAAATAAAAATCTATGGGACATTGAAGATATTATAAAACAATTAGCATTAGATGAATATGATAAAATAGGTTTATTTGAAACAAGTAAATATCTAAAAATATCTCAAGATAAAGTATTAGAATGTTTTATTTATTTATCAGAAAGAGATTATCCTAAACTTAATATTAAAATTTTAATTACTTGTCCAATACATAGAGAAGTATTATATTCTTATGATTTAAACAAAGGATTAAATCAAATACAGCCTCAATACTATTGTCATTATTGCGAAGATATTATAGATGTAAATGCTGAATATGTATATCTACAATTTTTAATTGATAAAAATTATTTAAAATTTGCTAAAGAATGTAGAAGAAAAAGGAAATTAGAAAAGGCAAAAGAGTTAGCAAAATATATTAATCGGAAAACTGAAGAAGCAGGATTAACTTATGAAGAGATTCAAGAAGATGTGTATAGAGCATGGTTAGAGATTAGAAAAGAAAAAGAAGAAAATAAATAATTAATAGGAGGATGAAATTATATGAAAAAGTTTTATTTAGATGATGGTTGTTTCTATTGTAATAAAGAAGTTGATAGTACACTACATGAAACACATACCGAAGTAAGAACTTTAACAAAGTATGATGTAGAATTTGGGAGAATACAAAAACCTAGTATTATAAATAGACTTAAGGATAATTATCTTTATTTAGTTTGTTCTTGTGGAGAAATTGAGGACATTTCAGGTGAATTTATGATTAAAGATGATCATATTATGAAAAGAAAAAGAAGGTGAATAATTTATGAAATCTATTACATTTATTAGTGCAGTATTTGACTATGATAATAAACATAATATGGAATGTTTAGGCATATTAGATGAAAATAATGATGAAATTATAGGAACAATTTATTTTGATAATAATTTTGGAAATGAAGAATTTCTTAAAAATTATGCAATTGTTAAAATAGAAAGAAAAGATAAAGGAGAGAAATAAATTGATTTCTATTGATAAAACAAGGCAACTCAAAGAATTAGGATTAGTATGGAATCCTCAATGTGGTGATTGGTATAAAATAGATTATTGGCCTACACCTATTTTATTAACTATAGATATATCAAGATTAGATGATAAAGAAATTGAATGTGTAATAGAAAATGTTAAGAATAATACTTGGTTGCCTAGATTAGATCAAATGTTAGATGAAATTAAAAAATATAATTGGACTTATGCATTATATAGTGAAAATAAAATAGAAATTGAAATTGAAACACGTATCGAGTATGTATCAATAATTGATAGGCATAGAAATTTTAAAGGCAATATAATAGAGAATGTAATTGCAGATGCTTTGATTTATATATTAGGAAAAGAGAAGGAGAAAATATGATTATACGTGAATTAGACGAACAAGAATGTATTAATGATTTTGGATATAAATATATTATGCTAGATGAATTAATTAAAGATAATATTTTATATATGTATGATTTAATTGATAAATGTGATGAGTGTGGTCTTTGTTGGATGAATGAAGAAGAAATTGATTGGTATATAGAAAAGACAAGAAAATTTTAAATTATAACTAAAGTTTAGTTTGGTGATAATATTAAGGAGATTTTTATTATGAGAGACAAAATAAGATTTCATTTTAGTTCAGGTTGTTATTTTGATAATTTTATGAAAGATTTTATAGAAAAAATAAAAAATAGTATTAATAAAAAAGATATATTATTTGAGTATAAAAATATTTTAGTATATAAATCAAGCAATACAGAGGTATCTATTTCTAATACAGGTTTTGATGTATATTTTTTGGAAATTGAAGAAATAAATATTCAAGAAAATACTAATATATTACTGCAAGAACATAAAAAATTAAAAGACTTATATGAACATTATCCAAAAATATATGAATTTACAATATTCACAAATCAAAATTATTGTGACAAGATAAGAAAACAATTAATAAAATTAAAAGCTGATTTTACTGAAAATAATTTTAAATCTTTTGATGAAATGACATATACTTTTCACGTATATACTAAAATAAAATTTTTTGAGTAAGGAGGAAAATATTATGGAAAATGAAAATGAAATTATCCAATATTTTATAGTTAATTCAGAAATTAAAATATCAGCACCTAAGTTATCAGTACAGATAGGACATGTAGCAACTATAATTACACATGATATTATAAAAAGAATGTATCAACCAATAAGTGAAAATGAAGAATATATTAATCCTAATATATTGATTAATATTAATGATTGGTTAGAATGGTATAACGATGGCAAAAATCAAAAGAAGATTATACTTAGAGGTAAAGAGAAACAATTATTAAAATTGATTGATCAGGGATTTTATTATATTAGAGATAATGGGTGTAATGAGTTAGAAAAAGGGACACTTACAACGGTAGGTCTGCCACCTATGAAAAGAAGCGAAGCACAAAAATATATAAAAAAATTACAATTATATAAAGGAGATTAAATATATGTTAGTTGAATTCAAAGCATGTAAAGATTGCTTATGTATATCTTGTTATTGTGTATATGATTGTCCAAAAGTAAAAGGATTAGCATGTGTAGAATGTAGTGGCAATCCACCAAAATTAGCAGAAGAATGTAAATATTATGAGGAAGGTTCATAAGTATAAATTAAATATAATCAGAAGGAGAAAATAAAATATAAATTGAGATATATTAAATTAAAATGTGAACAATATGATTGCAAAGCAGAATTTTTAATAGAATTAAATGATTGGTATAATAAAGAATATGAAGAAATAGTTCAAGATTTTTATATCTGTCCTATTTGTAATTCTTTAGTTCATTCAAATAAAGAAGATTGTATTATTGAAATTAAATCATTATAAAACAGAATCTATTTAAAAAAATATAAATTAGCCGAAAGGAGTAATTATATATGGATAGACTGACAAAAAGAACACCAAAAGGAATTGCATACATGGCTATCGCAGACACATTACCTAAAATAGAGCAAGAAATAGAAGGTTCAAAACCGATACTTGAAGAATTGTATGCAATGTTTCAAAAATTAGCAGATTATGAGGATAGAGACACTTCACAAAAACCAAGAGAGCATTATAATTGGGGTGATTTCTCAGATAAAGAAGAATATTCACATTGGTTTTGTGGTAAATGTGGTTGGGAATTGGATGAAGATAAAAACTTCTGTAGTGAATGTGGACAAAGGATTGATTGGAGTTATACAAATAAAATTTAACAAAAAGTTCATTTGGTTTTAATTTTAAATAAAAAGGAGAGAAATAATATGGCGGATAAATCAATTTTCAAATGTCCTAAATGTGGTAAAAAATTTATTAGAGATTTGCATTATAATACAATAGTTGGTATGCAAAATCTTATAAGTATTTCTTCTGATGGAGATGGAATTGAAGATATGTGTATGTGTTGTGGTTATATCGTTGTAAACAAAGATGTGGAGGATAAATAATAAATGAAAATGAATCCATTTAAGTTATATATGATTATGATAGGTTGTTTTATGATGGGTGTTTCCACTGGTATATCAATAGGAATAATTATCAAATAGGACTTTCATCACGATTTTAGAAAGGAGTAAATTTTATGAATAATAATATTACTAAAGATATTAAATATCTAATTTTTAAACTTAATTGCGCAGAAGAAGACCAAAACTGGAGTTTGGTTATAGATGTAAGGGTGGAATTGGAAATGTTGATTGATAAAATTAATAAAGGAGAAGGAGAATAATAATGTTAAAAATTAAATATTATTGTGGACTAAGTTTAGATTTAAATCAAGAAAAAGAATGTGAGAGTCAAGGGATAATAGAATTGGATGACGATGATATTGAAGAGTATCATGAAGGATTTTATAGTATGGTATGTCCTTCATGTAAAAGAGAATTATATCAGTCAGAGGATCATTTTGAATTTATTGATGGAATGGAAGGAGAATAACCATGACAACTAAATTGTTATTAGAATTTACATTTGTAATATTCTTATTGCAAGTATATAAAACTAAATCATACTTCACACCATTAAAAATTAAGCAAGAAAAATTTGATAGTAATAGAGAAAATGTAGAAAAGTTTATAAATAAGAAAATATTAAATAAGATATTTATAATATTATCAATGTTATATGGCTCAATATATTTTACCTTCTACATAATTGGAATAGAATTATTTAAAGAGACAAATTTAGTAGTATTTCCTATATTGATGATTGGATTGTTAACATATGATATTGTTAAAACTTTGTTAGAATTTAAAAGTGGTATGTTGTGGAATAGTATAATAGATAAATTAGAACATCCAATGACTACAGCATACTTGTTATATTTTGTTTATTATGTTTTGAGATAGGATTATAATTAGAAAAAGGAGATAAAAATATGAAACGATTTAAATGCAAAGTAGAAAGAGTAAATGAATACATAATTGAGTTTGATGAAAATATATTAAATGAGGAATGGATGGAATACTTTAGAAGTGTATTTTTTAATTATCATGAATTGGATGAACATGCTGAACATATAGCACAAATGAGAGCGAGATTTAAAAAAAGTTTTATTGAAGGTTATGGTGTGCCGTTGATTGATGGTAAAGTATCATATTTTGCTAATGAAAAGAGTGTTAATAAAGCAATTAATATTATTATTGTAAGTGAAGATGAAGATTATGAAGTAGATGTAGAAGAGATTATTTAAAGGAGATTAAATTATGAACTTATTATTCAGTTCAGATATGCACTATTATCATAAAAATCTATCAATACACAGAGGATTTAATTCAATAGAAGAGATGAACGAGTTGATGATTGATAATCACAATGAAAAAGTTACTAAGAATGATCATATTTATATTCTAGGTGATTTTTCATTTGGTACAGTTGAACAAACATTAAAAATATTAGATAGGTTAAATGGAAATAAATATTTAATTATTGGAAATCACGATGAAAAAATGTTAAAGAGCAGAGAAGTGGTTAGTAAATTTGCATGGGTTAAAGATTATTATAAGTTAAAACATAATGGATTGAAAATTATATTATCACATTATCCATTTTATAGATGGGATTGTAGTCATTATGAATCGTTGATGTTTTATGGGCATATTCATGATCAAAAATTAGATATTGAGATTAAGAATTCTTATAATGTAGGTGTTGATGTTAATGATTATGAACCTGTGAGTTTGGAGGAGATATTAGGGAAGATTGATTATAAAAAATAATTACAAAAATTAACATAATATTAATATAAAAAATGATTGCATAGGACGAACTCTGGTTATAATATATATTATAAAGCACTATAGAAGTGTTACAAAAGTGTAAAATAATATATATTATAAGGAGTGATTTTAATGATTATTAAAACTCAAACTGCTAATGCTGTTAATGCTCAATGTTATAGGAAAGAGGAAGAGGTTGATTGGAGGTCGTGGTGTCCTAAACGTGGAGAGATTTATTTGTGTCAGTTAGGAAATGAAGGTTTATTATATTCAGAAATTAAGGGTTATCGTCCAGTTTTAATAGCATCAAATGATATAGCGAACAGGCATAGCCCAGTAGTTACTATAATTCCATTAACTTCCAGTCAAATAAAAAATAACTTACCTGTTCATGTTAAAGTAGGGGTAGAAGAAGGGTTGCGAAATTTGAGTTTAATTTGTTGCGAGCAGACTAAAACTGTGTCAAAAAATAGAATGTTTATAAACGGTAGTTTAGTTAAAATATGCAAATTAAGTAATGAATTAATGTGTAAAGTGGACAACGCATTAAAAATACAATTCGGATTAGTTTAATTAAAATAGTGTGGTTAGAATGTTAATATAATTATACATATTAATAAAAGGATGTGATGTTATTTGATTGTGTGAAAATTTATAAAGTATTGTGTTTTTAGTTTATTGGTTTGGATTGAAATAATAAAATATTAAAGGAGGATAAATTTGTTAGTTAAAAATCAAAAAGTTAAAGTTAAATGGAATGGAGCACATAGAAAATATTATGAAGAAAAAGGTTATCCATTTACTAATTATGGTGATGAATTAGAGATAGACATAAAAGATTTAGCACCAAAAAGTCAAAAATATGTTTTAGTTAGTTGTGATTATTGCGGTATACCATTTATGAGGAGGTATTGTAATTACAATACAAGAAAAGAAAAATACGGTAAAGATGATAAAGATTGTTGTGATGATTGCAGAGTACATAAAAGAGAAGAAACATGTTTAGATAAATATGGTTTTAAAAATGCTGTTCAAGTAGAAGAAATACAAAATAAAATAAAAGAAACTATTAAGGAAAAATATGGAGTAGAATATATATCTCAAGTAGAAGAAATTAAAAATAAAAAGAAACAAACTTGTTTAGATAGATATGGAGTAGAATATACCTTGCAAGTTCCAGAGATTAGAGAAATGATTATAGAAACTAATATAAATAAATATGGAGTTGAAAATCCATTTCAAAATGAAGAAATTAAAGAAAAAATCAGACAAGTCAATATGGATAAATATGGTGTAGAATATCCAATGCAATTACCTGAAATAAGAGAAAAAAGTCAAGAAACAACTTTTAAAAATCTTGGTGTTAAATATGCTATGCAATCTTATAAAACACAAGAAAAAAATAAACAATCTATTCAAGATAAATACGGATATACAAATATTTTTCAGATACCAGAGATAAAAGAAAAAATAAAGAAAATTAATATTAAAAAATATGGAGCGGAAAATCCTTTAAATAATAAAGAAATTAGAGAAAAAGCTAATAAAACTATAAAAGATAAATATGGTGTTGATAATGTTTCACAGAATCCAGAAATACAAGCAAAAATTAGACGTTCATTTTATAAAAATGGTACTACTCCTACTTCAATTCAACAAAGATATATTTGTTTTTTAGTAAACGGTAAATTAAATTTTCCTATTGGAAGAACAAATGCAGATATATTGATAAATAATAATATAATTATTGAATATGATGGTGGTGGACATAATCTAAGTGTAAAAATAGGAAATATAACGCAAGATCAATTTAATAGAAAAGAAATTAAAAAATATTATTTTTTAAAAAGTAAAGGATATAAGATTATTAGAATTGTATCTGCTAAAGATAATTTACCTAAAGAAGAGAAAAGATTAATTGATGCTATAAATATAGCAATTGATTATTTAAATCAAAATCATTCTTGGTTTGAAATAAATATTGATGATGGAAAATTAAGATGTATTTGTTATGAAAAAGATTATAATTTTGGAGAATTAAGAAGAGGAACAAAAGAAAATTTAGCTATAAATACATAAATATTATATATTAAAAATAAAAGGAGGATTATATATTTATTGATTGAATTTATTATAGGAGCATTTTTATATGCTAAATTTAAAAAAGGTTATAAGTTAAAATACATATTTAAATACCCATACATATTTGCGATAATACCACCTTTATTATGTGTTTTACTATACATATATTTAGAATATTGTGTTTTTAATCAGCAATATTGGTTTTTCCCTTATCAACATATAATAAAGACTACAACGCTTATAAGTTATGTTCCGTTGATTTATATATATAATTTATATTATAATGATATATATGAAAATGATACATTAAAATCATTTTTAACATCTCCTGCTAGTAAAACTACATTTTGTTTAGGATTAGGCTCATTTTTAAACTATATGGCAATTATCTCTAACAATATGAAAATGCCAGTATTTCCCAGTAATTGTTATTGGACTGGTTATATTAAACCTGAATTCATTAATGATGGTTTACATGTGCTAGGTGATGCTTATACTAAAGCAATCCCCTTATGCGATTGGATCGATTTTGGAATATATGTAGCTAGTCCAGGTGATATATTAATAAGATCATTTGCATTTTTAATTATTTATCATTCTATAAAAAATTCTAATAAAATGATAAAATAATTGTTGACACATAATTAACTCTGTGGTAATATATAAATAGAAAAAGTTGCTAAGGAGTTGATAGAGAAATGATACATGATATTACAAATGCTTTGTTAAATTTTTTACTTGTAAGTGTTTTGGAGGAGTTTGTATGGTTGTTAATAACCATAATATTATTAAAAAGATTTGATTTGCTTGATAGATATAGATGGAAAGAGAGTATGCGAGAATTTTTAATACCTATCTTACCAACTGCACTTTATATCAATTTATCTAGATATGTTTTACATATGCCTAGAATAATAATATTATTTGGATGTATATTTATATTTTATGGTTTGACATTATATATAATAAAGAAAAATTCATTTATAGATGAAAAATTACCATATTTAAAAATATTAATGTTTGTATTTATAGGTATTCTTATTATAGGAATAACAGAATTGATTTATATGCCAATAATTTTATATATTATACAACAACCAGTAACAATAATGAATCAAAATATTTTAATGAATTTTGCATTTTCAATACCATCTAGAATATTTCAAATATTATTAATTCTTGCATTAATTTATAAATATAATGAAATTAAATTATTCAGCAATATAATAAAAGATAAAGTATTATTAATTATTACAGTGTTGTTTTTAAGTATTATATTGCTAATAGTATTTATTACAACAAAAATTATTCATAGTTATTGTTTAATTTTAAACTTTTCTTTATATTCACAAATATTAATTGGAATTAGCATAACAACAATTATAACATTAATAATATTTTTTTATCTTATTCCAATTAATTATTTAATAAATAAAATGTTTTTACTTAACAAATCACATCAAAATATGTTTGATGATGATTATATAGATTAAAATAGAAAGGAGGGAAATTTCATGAAAAAGTTTGCAATTATTACTTCTTTAATTGGTATTATCGGCATTATCTGTGCAAATTGTATTAATTCTGCTTGGACATTTAACCAACCGAAAGCACCATCTATGTTAGTTAAGTAATTTATAACTACATAGAATATTTATAGTAGAGGATGATTGTTTTCTCTACTATAAATACAAAAAATAAATATAAATACTTGTATTCTGGAGGATAGTATGGTAAAATAATAGATGTAATATATATAAAATATTAAATTGAGGAGTGATTAATAATGTCAATATTATTTGGTAAGAAGAATGTATTAAAACCTACTTCTACAAATTCTATTTCTGAAATAACAAAGAAAGAGTTAGCTTACAATATAAGAGTTGCCGTAGGTCATCGAAGTATTACTCAAGTCTGTAATATATTAAAAATGGTCGATCCAAAACCATTAGTTGACTTAATAAAAATGAATTATAATGAATTACCTGATAGACAATTACTTAGAAAAATTGCATCTGCAAGCGAAGGTAGGGTTTCTTATCAAAACCTTTATTCTGTCTGCGGTTATTCCGAATTTGATTCTGAAGAAGATCGTAGTTGGGCAAAGTGGGTTCCTGAACGTGGTAGTTGTTATATGATTGATTTAGGATGGAATATGGATAGTGAGCAAAATTCTGTGCGTCCGGCAATAGTGATGCAAAACAACAAAGGCAATCAATACTCAGGAACAACCGTTATTATCCCTATATCTTCTCGTTCTAAAAAATTTTCTTCACAGATTCATGTATTATTAGAAAAAGAATTAGGATTTTTACGGGAATGTCAATGTTTTCCAGAACAAATTCGCTGTGTTTCAAAAAGGAGGTTCTTCTATAATTCTGTACCTTATAAAATCACTACTTTACCAGAACATAAATTATTAGAAATCAAAAACGCACTTGAGTTTGAACTAGGTTTTGAGCCTTTATATTTTGACGAAGAAAAAATATTTAAATTAATTTCTCATATTCGTTCTTTAGAAAATAATATTAAAATCAAAAAATCACATAATCTAATTGATATATTAAATCAAAAAATGGATGATCTAAAAGAATACTGTTCAAAATATCATAAGAATCACAAGATTATCTTACAAGAATACGATAGAATCAACAATTGCGGTTACAATGCAGTATCCATATAAAACAACAAATCCAACCAAAATAAACAAATAAAACTAAAACAAAAAAAAGGAGATCAATTAAAATGATAATCTTTGATGAAAAACAATTAAAATACTTATTTAATAAATACAAAATAAGATATAAAATATTTGAAGAAACAAATATTCTACTTATAGATAGTGGTCTTGATGAGTGGTTAATCAAGTATCAACATGGAAGAGATCAACCATATTGCCTTATGCACAAAAATAAATTAAAACAAACTAAAAGGTTCCATGTGCAGAGATGGTTGTCAAATTTTTATCAATCACTTGATAGTCTATTGTCACATAAAAATATTTTTGTAGATCATTCAAGTTCAAAAAATACATATAAAAAATATAGAAATAATAAAATAAATAATAAAAGGAGAAAAAGTTGTTAAAATATATAAAAAACTACATAATAACATTTCGTTATATCAAACTATTCTCATATTGGAATGCAAGATATTTGCATAACAAACTAAAAGAAGAAAGAATTAGAGAATCACAAAACTTACATAATCCACATAAAGAAAAACATAAATATTATTATATATTGCAAATGATAATTAAAAAATTATTTCAAATAATTAATAAAATAATTTCTTTAACTCCATTAGGAAGAAAACTATCATCGTACATAACTGAAAAATATTCACAATATAAACAGAAAGAGAAAAAACCTAAAAAAATATACAACAGATACACCTACTATTATGGTCTTCAAATAATCATCGGAGGCATAAATAAATTCCTTCTACTAATCATACCAGGCTTACTATTTAACATCTTGCCGCAACTATTACTAACCACGTTATCATTTGTATCACTAAGAATATGGACTGGTGGTCTGCACTACAATTCTTATACCAAATGCAGCTACATATCACTATTATCCTTCACACTCACAGCACTACTATCAAAATACATCATATTAAATCAATTTATCACTATGTCAATATTTCTATCTGTATTTATATTAATTTTAATCTATGCCCCTGTAGAACATCCAAACAGACCAATAAAAGAAAAAGAAAAAATTAAATACAAATTAATCGCATTATTTGTATTAAGCACCTTAACTATTATCTATATGTTTACAAATAATGTTATTATCTGTAATTCTATTATATATGGGATATTATTAGCAGGTATAATTATGTTACCAATTATAAATAAACTAAGATAATTATTAACATAATTTCGTAAATGGTCGATAAATGTCGGTAGGTGCGTATTGTTAATATGCTAAATATTATATAGAATAATAGTATTAAAACATATTAATCACAAATTAAATTAAAATATGAATTTAGGCTATTGTTTTTTTATTATTAAGGTATTATAATAGAACAAATATACAAACAAATGTTCTACAAACAAATAGAGGAGGAGATTGTTACGAATAAAACAGTTTACACAATAAAAGATGAAAATGACAAATATGTACATGGTAATAGTATTAAAAAAATTAATGAAAAGTATTATTATTCCCCATATTCATGTTTAGAAGATGGTTGTATTGCTTATACTAATAAAATAAGAGTAGAGGAAGCATTGACTACTCTTAAATTACATAATCAACTAGGTGGGCTAGGTCACAAATTTATTATTACGCTTGTTTCATAATCAATAAATAATAATTTTTCTATTGACATAGCATACTAATACATATATAATAATCATTAATGAGATATTATATATAAATAAAAAAGAGGTGAGTAACTATGCTTAATATTAAAAATGCTATGTTGATAAAAGAATTAAAACCACTAATAATTAAATATGGAAACAATTCAAAAATTTATAATCTTGTTCACGAATCCTTTATTAAAAAGGGTTTAACGGGTAGTAATGCAAAAAATCTATTTACAGGTAAACTACCATTAGAATCTTTAGATATCACTTGTCAAAAAGAATTATATTTATTATTTTCTTTTACTGATAGCATGAGAAAAGCATTAAATTCATTTGATGAAATGTCTAAAGATACTTTTGGTTCAGAAGAAGAGTACTCAAAATTAAAACTAGAAAATTATTTTACTCCTATGGAAATTGAAGAGTTTACGGATTTCGTGATAGAGAAAGAAGAAATAAGTAGATATCCTTACAGATTAAAAAACATGTTAAAAGTTGGGGAAAATCACTATATAGGCATTATATCTGCTAGAGAATTATCTTGGATAGATGCCTCCAATGACATTGTTTATGATTTCGCTGTACAGCGTGATCCCAAAATTGATATATTTGGCATGAAACGTATTAATACTGATTTAAAGAAAATAGATGAAATGACAGAGAAGTTACTTTCTGGCAATTACTTTTCAGATGAAATTAAGTTAAATGTTAAGAATGATGGTGAAGATCATATCGAATTCGATTCAAAAGACGGAATTTATGGTGATCTTATTATTCATTCAGGAACAATAACTTGTTTTGACGGTTATCACAGAAAAGCAGCCAATTCAAAAGTTATGAATATTAATAATGAATTGCAATTTAATTGGAAACTAGGTGTTACTAACTATCCAGAACCTAAAGCAAAAAAATTCATGATTCAAATTAACAAACAAAAACCTATTAAGATTGAACACATCAGAAATATTGATGAAACAAGAAATGAAAATGTAATTGTCAATAATATTATCAATAATTCTAATTCCGAACTTGCTGATAAGATTAAAGATTCTGATGCAGAATTAAAACATGGTGGATTAACTAAAAAATCTATATTATCTTTAGCAATAGAAGAACAATATAAGGAATTTTTAGTTACTAAAATCAATAATATTGAAATATCTAATTGGATAGTAGAATTCACAAATCATTTAATGGGATTATATACTAACGAATTTTTATTTAATGTAGACAAAACTAAAAAAATAAGTTATATTAATCATAAGAATATGTTTATGGGATATATCGCACTTTCAAGAAAATTGTATAAGCAAGATGATTGGAAAAATAAAACTAAAAAAATAATGGAAAGCGTTGATTTTAGCATTGATAATGATATTTGGAAAAGTATTAAAATCAATGAAGATAATTTAAATAAAACATCAAAGAATGAATTATATAATATATTTATTAAAAAGCAGGTGTAAAATAAATGGTAAAACATAGAAACGGGAGAAAAAATTTAGCAGAAAGAGTGTTTAAGCATGATAGAGATGTTAAAGAAGAATTCTTAAAATCATTGAAACCCTCAACTGCTAATACTGTAAGAAGTATACTTTTTAAGGTAGATGAATATGAAGAATTAATTGGGAAAAGTATATATGATTTTAATTTAGATGATCGTGATGATTTTATTATATCTATGTTCCCTAATAAAAGTAAAGGTGTTATTAATACAACTAGATCATATCTGGTAGGATATATTAATTATTGTATTGACAATAACCTTGTTAGACATATGGAAAATAGATTTAGTTTAATCTCTAAAGATGATATAGATAATTATGTCAATGATATGGCTATGCAAATGAAGTACCTGTCGAAGGAAGAAATTAAAGAAGCACAAAGTAAATTGGTTAATAATTGTGATAAATTAATTTTGCAATTAGTTCCTTTATCAGCCAGAGGTCGCACCGAAAAGGATAATACTAATGAAGAATTAATAAATTTAAGAGTGCAAGATGCTGTAGAATCTTACGAAAAAGGCAATCTAAAACTTTGGAATAATGATGGAGATTTTAGGTATATAAAAATTGATGATGAAACAATAGAATTATTAAAGAAAACTATAAATGATGATAAATATATCATTAATAATGGAAGTGAATATAGTCGTAAAAGACATGATAAAAAACTTGGCAGAGGCATGGGAGAAAAAAGTTTCCCTTTAAATGATACTGGCTATGTTTTTAGAACTGCTGGCAAGAATAAAAGGGGTAAAGTTAAATCCAATTATTTTAATTCTAAAATTAATATAATAAAAGATTGGGTGGAGAATCCATTTATTAACATAACTAATTTACACGCATCAGGTATGATTGATTATGTCATCCAATTAGAAAATGAAAAAGGAGAAGAATTAGATAATAACGACTATATAGATGTTTGTGAAAAATATTTATTTGGTAAACCTAGAATTTTGCCCAATGGTGAAAATGATTGGAGTATGTCAATATCAAAATTAAAGACAATGGTAAAAGATTATATTAATATTAAATCATAAGGATGTGAAAAAATGGCGAAAAATAGTATTAACTTATCTGACTATGAAGATATAGAAGTTTATAATATGGTTAGGTTTGGAATTATAGGTAGATTTCCTAATAATTTTTGGGGTGGATTAGATACTTATAAAACTGCAAAAGACCTGACTAGATATATGTTTGAAAATATTCTTGAATGGAGTATAGAAGATATTAAGCATAAGGTAACAGCAGATATTTTTTATGAAAATAAACTTGGTAATATGCTAAAAACACTTTTTGATAATAATTTATTAGATGCATTGCTTAACGCATACCCAGAATTAGCAGATTGGGTAGAAGAAAAAAAGAATAAAATTATTATCGAAAAAGAACCAAGAGAAAAATATACAGATGAAGAGTTAATAGAAAATTTACAGCAAAAATATAAGGAATTAAATAGAACACCTTATATAAGAGAAATGTCTGAACCAGAAGGAAATGTTTATATATCAAGATTTGGTAGTTGGAGTAATGCTTTAATTCTTGCTGAGTTAATTGAGGACATATGTGTAGATGTAGATAATTCAGAAGAAGCAATTAATAAAGCGCAAAGGGAAATTAAAGATTTTGCGTATAAAGTAGAAAGATTACCAACTAAAAAAGAAGTAGATAATTTATTTTCTCCTGGAGAATTAATATCATATTTCGGTTCTTTAAAAGGACTTTATGATTATTTAAGTGAAGGTTATACAGAAGAAGAATTAATAAATATATTAATTGATAAAAGAAATAAATTAGGGAGAAATCCAATAAATAAGGATATAAAATTCCCAAGACCAATTATCTTTATTGATAAATTCAATAGTTGGGAGAATGCCTTAAAAGAAGCAAGATTAGATGAATAATTTAATCTTGCTTCTTTTATTTATGTCAAACCCTTAATCCATTTTTCAGCAGCTAAACAGCATCCTTCAAAACTATTGAATTTAATATCTTCATTCAAAGAAATATAAATAATATCGTTATCACGATCTATCTGAAAGTGATAGTAATATGTATCAGGCATATAATAAATATACGCTTTACATCCTTTTGCTCATCTTGCTATGCTGACCCACGTAGGGTATACTTTACGCTTTAATATTCTTTTAAATTTCATTATGTCACTTCCTTGATGATAAATTGGTTAAGCTATAAATGTTGTTTTTTGTCGATATTTATAAGAATTTGCTGAATATTAATTAATATTATATCATTAAGTTAATATTTTGGGAATATTATAAGAGATATTGTAGTTTTGATGGTAATATATGATAATATATAGAAAAATATGGTAATAATCAATAAAAATACTAAAAATCTTGTTTTTCTATATTCAGAAACCCTTGTTTTATAAGGGTTTGTGGGATCGGATTTCGTGATAAAATAACTCTTTTGTGTTGAGTTAAATATTTGAAAAATAATTGAAATATTTCTTGCATTTATTTTTACATTGTGTTATTATATGTGTAAGGTAAAAGTAAGTAAATAAAATATTAAAGAGAAGGAGAGATAATTTAATGAGTAGCATACATGACAAACCAGAATTATTAATTCCACCAAAAGGTGTTTGTATGAACCCACCGAGATTACATAATTTTAATTGTGAAGGGTGTAAGTATTTTGAGGGATGCACTAATGAAAAGAAAGGTAATTATAAGAAGACTAAATAGAAATAAATTGAATTATTCAAAAAACAGTAGTATAATATAAGTAAACATTATTCAATAAAGGATGTTGCAAATGACTACAAACAACAATGAATCCAATATATATATTATTTGCTCAGGAGATAATTCAGGGAACATAGAAACATTCGATTATAGGTGTCCCAAGGAAGGGATTAATAAAGGTGATTGCAGACTAAATGGTAAAACATGTGAATATTTTATAGGTATTAAAAATGATAAGTTAAATTTTGATATTATGAATATTAAGGGTTATTGTGAGTTTATATTGAATATAAAAAGTAAGTTTAGGTGATATAATATAATGAAACCTATAAACAAAGAATTAATCATCAAAGTATGTGAGCATATAATAGAACACAATCTTTCTTATAGAAAAATAGCTGATATATTCGGAATCAATTTCAAAACTGTTTACAATTATACACAAATGATTGAAAGTATTGATTCCGAATTACATATAAAAGTCCAAAAATGTTTAAAAGAGAGAAAGGAAAAACATCATAAACATTTATTGAAAAACTTAAACAATATCTATAAAGAAATTTGTGAATATTTTATTTGTGGAAGTACCATGAAACAGACTGGAATACATTTTAATTCCAGTAATCGCTCTATACACTATTTATTCCATAATTATGTTAAATATAATGATCCTGAATTATATGTTATGATTTTAGAAATGATAGAATTAAATAAACTTAAATCAATTAAGACACGTTCTGGAATAAGAAAGATGAAAAACATTGAAGAAAGATTAAATCTTTGTAAGACTATTATTAGTGACAAATTAACTTTGAAAGCAACAAGTGAAATATTTGATTTAGATGTAAAGACGATAAAAAGTTATATTAATAGTATAAGAGATGTGGATTATGGATTGCATGATGAAGTTTATAAACATTTGTGGAGATAAGGAGGAATGAATATGTGGAATCAAAGCATTAAAACTGATTTTGAAATTAAAGGATTTAAATTAATTGGTAAAATTCATCAAGTAGAATATCTAGCAAAAATCAATGAAGATAGAGAATTAATATATGTGACTATGTACAATGACAAATCAACAGGTAATCCAAGAAGTTTAAGTGTGGATGAAATTGAATTATTTTATAATGCATTGAAAATGTTAAAGGAGATTAAATAATGAAAATATTAAAAGTAATTGTAGATGAAGAATTGCCTAAATCGTGTAAAGAATGTGGATTTAGGCATAATTGGGAAACAAAATGTTATTGTCATATAAAATCATATACTACTAGTAAAAGGAATCATTTCATAGGTAAATATGATGATATTAAAGGTAGACATAAAAATTGTCCGTTAGTATATAATGGTTAATATTTAAAGGAGAAATAAATATGAAAAACATTCAATTAGATATGATTGTTGAAACTAAATTATCAGTTATTGAATTTAATAAAAAATTTATTGAATGGGTAGAATTTAATAATTGGACTTGTGGTGGGATAATGATTGAAGTAGATGATGATGGTAATAAAATTAAGAAAAGTAGTCTAAAACAAACAATTATAAATCAATAGTATAAACTAGAAAACGCAAAACATTTAAAAGATGTGCTAATTATTTTACCTGAAGTAGAAGATAATTTGGATAAAAATTTATTTGATAATGAAGATGATTGAAATTTAATAGATTATTTATTATGTTTTAAGTGAAAGGATAAAACAATGAATATAAAATTACCCATAGAGAAACAACAAAAATTTCAAATAGGTGATATATGTAAAATTGTTGAAAAGGGAATTTTTGAAGTTATAGTACAGTATCCTCCTTCAGAATTAGAAGATTATAAAAAAGACAGAGAATGTATTATTCTTCATACCTATTCACAAGTTTATTGGGGAAGTAATTTTAGTAATTATAGTGTATATTTGCTTCCAAGAAATAAAAATGAATATGCTGGAAATTTAGCATGGATAGAAGAAAATCAATTGAGATTCATAAGAAAATCAACAGAAAAAGAAATTACAATAGTGATTCAAGAAGATAATAAGATGCTATCTTATAAAAATTGTCCTTATACATCAATTTTTAATGAAACAAAACATGATTAAACTTATATTTTATGTCGATCTTGAAAGGATATTAAAATTATGAAACAAATTGATCAAGAAATAATAAATGATATACAATATTTATTAAATATGTATGAAGCATATATTGATGATATAGTTGGCGAAGCATGGGAAGATGAAAGGTTTATAAAACTTACTACTAAATATAGATTTACAAAAGAAAATTTACATAAAGGATTAGAAGATTTACATTGTTAATAATAAATATATAGAGGAGGAAAAGTTTATGTTTGATTGGTAAGAAGAATATGACAAAATGTATGAGGTAAGTGGCAACATGTGGAGTAACGAGCAATGTCTACAATTACAACATTCTCTTCTTGAGTATCAAGAATTAGGATGTCCTAATGGAGAGAATATTGGTGGTTGGATTACATGGAAAGTAAATAATAAAAATATATAAATTAAGAGGTATAATATTATGTCAAAACAAACTGATAGAGATGTAAGGATGGTTGGTTTAGTTATTGAGCAACAATTAAAAGAAAAGAACGAAATATTAAATATTTTAAAAGAGTTATATTATTGTTCTTCTAATCCTTGGACTGATGAACAAACACAAAGAAAATTAATTGCTCAGGTTAATGCAGAGGAAATTTTGAAAAAATATAATATGATCAATTAAAAATTTTACAATGAGGATATCATCATGCAAAAATTAAGAAACAATCGTAAACAAAAAGGTTTATAATATATATTGTGGTGAAAAGATGGATAGAGAAGGAATCCATTGTACGTCTTGCAATAAACAATATAATATATGGGAAAATGAATACAGAACAATTCTAATTGAAAATTCTTTATGTCCTCAATGTGGTGAGCAATTAGATCGTGAAGGTTTATTTTGCTCAGAATGTTGTAAAAATTCTAGATTTAAGGCAAGGATTAGAAATGCAGAGAGAAGAGCGTTAGGTTTATGCGTTCAATGTGGAGAGAAAGCAGAAGAAGATAGGTCATACTGTCGTAGATGTTTGGATGCGAGAATGGATAGGTATAGGAAGAAGAAAGGAGGATAAATATGATTTTGATTGTAAAAAATTATTTACATACTAACAAAACAGAACCAGTTAGATTGTGTTTTACAGAAATTGAAGCACATCAATGGATAAAAGAAAATGAACCAGAAATAGGTATTGTGTATAGGTATATAAATTATTAGATGATCAAAATAGTATTTATATTGAAATTTAACAAATATATAAAGGAGAGAATATTATGATAAGATTAAGAGATATTTATTTAAATGAAGGAGAATTATTAGTCGTTTATTTAAAATGTTTTGATGGTACATTTGAGAGAGTAGAAATAAGTGTTGATAAAGATTGCAATAAAGAAATTAAACATGGTATAAGTGTTACTGGAAGATGTATTTTAGGATTAAATAATAATTATAAAAAGGAGAATAATCTATGAAAAATAAATGCGAATGTTGCGATAAACTTGTAGAGCAAGAATGGGAATTATTTCAAAGTGGAAATTGTAAAATTTGTGGTGATTGTGCTATTAAAGAAATTATGATAGTTCATGGTGTTTCTGAAAATGAAGCATATCATATTCTTGAGAGAATTCAATTTGGAAATGGATATGGGTATTAAGGAGGTTAATAGGCATGGAAGATATGATTAAACAAACTAATTCTATTAATAAATGTATTTGTCCGTATTGTAATGTAATGTTTTATGTTTACCCACCACCAGCACATGGTCAGGATAAAATTATAGTATGTTCTTCATGTAAAAAAAGAAATTAAAGTTACAGCTACAATTGAATTTACGTGCTATACTATTAAAGACCAATCAAAATCTACAACTCCTGTGATGAAAGAAAATAAATGTAATGATTATGACTATGAAAGAGAAATGTATTTAGCAGGACATAGGGATGCTTATAGGAATTTTGCAAGAAAAATATTTTAAGGAGAAAATTATTATGGAGATAAATGAAATAGAAAAACATTTAATTACTATATATGGAGAGAATGTATTTGAAGAAATGTTTAATGAAGTTAAGTATTTAAAGAAATATTCAAATATTACTTTTGACCAAAAATATATAAAACTAAGTTTATCTTTTTGTGCTATAAAAGCAGAGCAAATAATTAATGGTGAAAAGAAAAAATGTAGTTTACGGTCATTGGTTAGTGAAAGTTTTGGAGAGGCAGAAATATATAGGAGTAATGTTTGTGGTGGTGTATTGTAATTTATAAACGAAGATATGTTTTAAGGAGGATTTTAATATGAATGCAATTAAAGCAAGAATATTATTAGAACAAATAAAACCAACTCATCTAAATAATAAAAATATGACAGAAACAATTAACCTAGCAATTCAAGCATTAAATAAACAAATACCAACAAGTCCAAAAATACAATCTTATTGCCCTGCGCTATGTCCTTCGTGTGGTAATGAATTGAGTGAAGATTTAGATGATGGGTATTATAAACATTATTATGGTTTAAGTATTTGCGAGTGTGGACAAAAATTGAAATGGAGTGATTAATTAATTTAGGAGGAAATTTATATGACTGATGAATTATATGATGATTTAAAATTATTCGTATTAGTTAGAGATTATCTTAAAAAAGATAGTCAAAAATGTATTAGAAATATTGGTGCATGTAACGAATGTGGTTTATGTTGGATGAGTGAAGATGAAATATTTTATCTTTTAGGGTATTTTAATGCTTGACAAATTAACAAAATATAAATATAATAATAAACAAAAGAAGGAGTAAATAAATATGAACAAACAAATTAGATTCTTAAAATGTAGTAATTGTGGATATGAAGATAGTTCTATTCTTACAATGTCTTTACCTATCGGGAATGGCATATTAAAATGTCATAATTGCAAAGAAGAAGTTAAATTTAATGAATTTTATTGTGAACAAGGCAAAGGAATGACATTTAAAGAATATGCTGAATTACTTAAATACATAGTAGATAATCATGGGTGGAGAAATTTTCTTAAAGAAGGTTCAAAACATATCAAATATATGAGAAATTCATTTGATACTAGGACGAATTTAATATTTTCTATTCAATTAGATAATGAGGATTTTACAATTGTAAATCAGAATAGACATAGAAATTTAAAAGAATGGATTTATGAGTATTTGAAAAGTTAATAGAATAATAAATATAAAGGAGATTCAATGGATAATATAATCAATAATTTTATTTGTAGTAAGTGTAATGGAACATCTGTATTTATTAAAAAGACTAATACACAAACAGGTTTGTATTGTTCTAAATGTGGTAAGTGGATTAAATGGTTAGGAAAAGAAGAAATTAGGTTATATGAAAGACAATTGGAAATAGACAAAATGAAGTCTGAAGTAGTTATGGAAGTAGAAGAACCTGAAATATAAATTAGTTTATCGCAATTTAGTAATGAAGAATTGATTGATGAAATTAGAAAAAGAATGAATTAAAATATTAAAAAAATAAAGGAGAAAAATACATATGAACGACAATGATAATATTACTAGTATTTTTAGAGGAACAGTAGCAAGAAAAATATTTAGAGTTGTAAATAGATATTCACAATATAATATATACCATGATAAACCATACATACAAGGATATAAAGAGTTTATTAAACATGATATATTTTATAAGTGTGAAATAGAAAGACCACCGTTTGAAGCAGGTGAAAAGGTTTATATAAATGATCTTGATTTAACAGTTACAATTAAAGAAGCAATTAGAAGTACAAATGGAGAATATGTTTATAATACAGATTATTATTATGATATTATTGAAGATGAAAAAACTAAAGAATCTAAAATAGAAGCAGAAAAAATGTTAAAAGAAGAATTAATTAAATATAATGAATGTTTATCACAGCAATTAAAGCGAAATAAAAAGTGGTATCAGTTTTGGAAATAAATAGGAGGTATACATATGACTAGAGAAGAAACAATTAATAAAATAAATGAAGTAAAAGCAATGAATTTACCACATATGAGTTATGCAAAACTAAAAGAATATTATGGTAAAATATCAGGATTCAAAGAAACAGAAGAAAATATTATAATAATGGATGAATATTTAAATAATTATCTCGATCCTAAAAATAAAGCATTTGAAAATGGATGTTGGTTTTGTGGTAATAAAGATGTATATTTATCTTGGGGAATAATTCATGGTGTCGCACATTCCAATTGTTGTGGATTATCATATAAGTGTTATCATTATTCAGATGATATTTGTGAAGATAAAAAGTTGTTTAATGGTAGAATAGATATAATTCTTCAATATCATCCTGATGGGTTTGAGATTGATGAAGAATGATGAAGAATAATGAATAATATGGAAAGGAAGAATATTATTATGCTCAAACAATTAGTAGAAAACATTAAAAATGCCAAAACAAATGAAGATATTAAGAAAGTATTGTGTGAAATGTATGTGGTAATACTATTGGATTCAAAAGTTAGAAAAGAATTTGATGAGTATATTAATAAAAATACATATTAAGATTAAAGGAGTGGCAGTCTTATTTATACATAAGAATATTTTTAAAGGAAAAGTATTAAGAAAAATATATTCTATAAGAAAAAATACATGCACTGAAAAAATTACACAAGAAGAATTTGTAGAATATAAAATATTAAATGAACGTGAAGAAGATAAAATCTATAGAATTGGAGAAAAAATTTATATCAACAAATTAGATGTAAATATTACAATTGAAGATACAATTAAAAATACAAATAATGAATATATTTATTATACTAATTACATAAGTATAATCGAAGATGAAAAAAGTAAATTATCAGAACAAGAAACAAATAAAATAATAAAAGAATATTTAGATATGGTTAAAAAGAAAGATAAAGAAAGAGAAGAAAGAATTAAACAATCAATGATTGAACCTATTAAAGAAGTAATGACAAACGGATATTATTATATTGCTAGAGGTTATTTTAGTTACTGTGGAATACAAAAACCATATCTAACGCAAAGTATAATTGAAGCATATGATTTTAGTTGTCGTCATGATTATATTGATCATAGAAATTTATCTATAGACATTAGGTTTATGTTAGAAAAATATAGTATTCCAGATAAATTTGAATATAAAAAAATATACGAAAATGTATTTAATGAATTATGCGAAAAAGAAGGAAAATATATTGGAGAAAATGGATTACATGATTTTTATCCATATTATAAGAAAGATAATAAAGTGTATACATATAAAGATTTAAATAAAACAAGAAATACAATATTACGCGCAACTGCAATTATAGAAGGGCAAGGATTTATGATTAAACATGGTTCCAAAGTAATAAGAAAAATAACAAAAAACAATTGTAATAATATAAATATGTATGCATTTAATTACTTAATTAAAATTTGTGATTATAATTTTTAAAAAATATTATATTATATATTATTGAAAAGGAGAATATATTATGAAAATTTTAATTGGTTATTGTAAATAATGTGGTTCACCTGTTTATAATACTGACGAATTAATTCCTGATTACAAAAATGTATTTGAATGTTCTAATTGTAGTCAACCACATGCAAAAGATGAATTGTGGGATGAAGTGCCATATTATATTGAGAAATAATTTAATGAATTGTCACTTCTGTAATAATATTAGAAAGGAGGTTAGTAATCTGAAAGGAAAAATTAAATTAAAACTACATGATAGAGATTATACTAAATGGTTAGAAATATATCTTAAAATGGAAGATGAATGGTTTTATTGGCATTCTGGTACTATTGTTAGTCATTGGGATAAGACAGAGGAAGAATTCTATGATGCAGTAATTAAATATCTATCAGATGTTAATAATATAAAAATGTCTGGAGAAGAATTAATGAGAGAGGTTATTGAAAATAAAATGAAAAATGCAAAAAATAATAATAAAGATAAAATAGTAAAAGATATGTTAAAGAAACTTAAAGAACCAATTGAGATTGAAGTGAAAATGTAATAGTATAAAAAATAAATATAATAAAGGAGACATGTATTATGAATTTAAATCACAAGGGTAGAAAAGTAAGGATTATCAACACTAAAGGTTTCATCAGAGATGATTATAAATATTTAGAAAAGTATATTGATCAAACAGGAATCATCAGATATGATTATGGGAAAGGTAGTGAACATAGATTATCAATTAAATTTGATGATGAAATATTAGATAATATAAATGATAATAATGGAAGATTATGTTTTAGGATTGATAGTGTTGAGTTTATTGATGATACATATGTGAAACCTTTAGAAAATGATAGTAAATTAAATATAAATCATGCTAAATTAGGTGATATTGTAGAATTATCAAATGGTTTAAAAATGGAAATATGTGAAGATGAAAAATATCCACAATGCTATAGGACAGTGGATATATCTACAAAAGAAAATGTAACAACAATAATATCAAAACATAGTTTGAAAACATATTGTATAGGTAATAAAGTTTGGGGGATATGGTTCAGATAAATTTAAAATAGTAAATATTAAACGTGAAGAACAAAAAGTTAAAAACAAAGATATTAAAGAAAAGAAAAATAAATTAGAATCAAAAACAAAACAAAAACCAACAAATAAAGTATATACATATGAAATGATGCCACATAAAATCAATTGGAAAATAACGCATAATGGTGAAATCATAAATCAAACGATTGATTCAGGCAATGAATCATATAAATTAATTATCAATGGAAATACTACTATTGTTATTTTAGATGATGGATGCAAGGGTGTGGCAAAATGTTTACCTAGTAATGAGTATGATTTGGATAAAGGTGTAGATATCGCTTATACAAAAGCAATTATTAAGAGTAATCAGAAAAAGTTAAAAGGATTAGTTAGATAAAATAATTAATTAAAATAAAATTATGAAAAATTTAGGTAAAGAAGCGAAAGATAAAATTACAGGATTTGAAGGTATCATTATTGGTAAGATTAATTATTTATTCGGTTGTGCTCAATATGGAATTGCACCAAAAAGCAAAGATGGAAAAATAAATGATACTAATTGGTTTGACGAAGGAAGAATTGAAATTATCGGGAATGGTATTGTTCCTGAAGAAGTTAAGGTAGAAAAGAATGGTGGAGTGAATAGGGATTGTCCTAGATAGGTACTTGACAGAATATAAATATAATCGTATAATATAATCAGTTATTAAATAATAAAACTTACGAAAGGAGGAAAATACATATGATTGATATAGAACATAAAAACGAACCTAAAGTTAAAATTGATTTTGCTTACACTGACGAATTCGACAATAATAGTAGACTTATCAAAACACTTATGAAAGTAGATTCAAACATTCAAACTCAATTAGAATTATTAATAGAAGAATTTAAATGTTTTTTAATGGGTGTTGGATTTTCGCCTGAAACAGTTGATGCTATACAGATTGTAGAGAATTAGATTAAATATTAGAAAGGATAAATATGAATAAAATTATATTTGAAAATGGTAGTGAAGTAAAAATAGTTGAATCTGCATCTACTTTTAGAAGTAAGAGAAGTGAATTGATTAGTTTTTATTGTACAGAATGTAGAGATATGCATATAGATGTTCCTATATCAGAAATGTTGCATATTAAAGATGATATTTTTATATGTAAAACAAGTTTTGAAAATAATTTATATCAATATTTTACTGAAGAATCATATTTATATTTACCACCGAAAGAAAATTAAGTTGTTATCAATCTTATCTTTGGTTTTAATTTAATAAACAAAAAAAGGAGAAAATGAATATGTATAAAATTAAAATAGAAAATAATAATAATTCTAAAAAAATAGAAATACCAGAAACACCATTCTTTCTATCTCATTGTGATGGTAAAAGTTATTATATTGTTTCAAAAAATTCAGATAAAGATAGATATTTATTAACTGCTGTTGACAATGGAATTACATATGATAATAATTATGTAGGAAAACAAGTTTATAATAATTTAAATAATGGCACTTGGATATTGCATGAATCTAAAATTGTAATAATTTAATAAACAAAAAAAGAGATTGAAAATATGTACGATTATTATGAAGAACCACCTTATTATGAACCAACTTTAGCGGATGAAATTTTAATAGAATATCAACAAAAAATGAAAGATGCTTTGTTAGATAGTGTTAAGTCACAAATTGAGAATATCAAGGATGAAAATGTAAGATTAAAAGAAGAAAATGGAAACTATAAACAACGTGAAAGAGATATTATAAATAAAGAAAATGATTTAAAATACAAAGAAGAAAATCTTAAAAGAGAAGTTACTAATGAATTTTATCAAAGTAATATTGGTGATACTTTAAAGCAATATGTAGAAGAGTGTGAAGTATGGTTTGCTGATATAAATCGTTATCAAAATGAAAAATGTAATTTATGTAACGAAGAAAGAAAATTAGTTGCAAATTTTCCAAATGGTGAAATTATTAAAACTGCATGTGCTTGTGCAAAAATGTTAAGTAAATATGTTCCTGCTATAAGCACAACTACAATGATTAAATTTAGTAAACGAGATAGTAGGTATTCTTCAGAAAGAATATTTTATTTTAGTAGAAGTTATTCTCCTAATAATGATAGAAATAGTTATGATTATGATTATCAAGAATTTAAAATATATCATGTTGTTAATGAATTTAATGAAAGTATTATTGAATTGCATAAAAATAAATCATATGGCGAGAGACTAGGATTTAAAAGCAAAGAAGAATGTCAGAAGTATTGTGACTGGCTGAATAAAAAAGATGATAATTGCGAAGAAATTGAATTAGATGATGAATAAAAGGAGCATAAATACATGATCGTTAAAATAGGAAACACTTATTACAATTCCACAGAACAATTAATATTACTAATACTTAGCAAAGAAGAAAAATCTCATATTGCTAATATGGAAGAAAATAAAAAGAAATATTTATCTTTTCCTAGTGATTATAATATAAATAATGCTAAGATGATTTTAGAAAATGTACCTGAGTGGATACTTAAGTGTATTGATTGTTAGAATATAAAAATAAATAAGGTATAAAATAAATAGTAAAGGAGAATATATTATGTCAGAATATATAGATAAAGTAGTAAAAGTAATAAATACAGATGGATTTCAATTTCAAGACAGTAATGAATTAGAAATGTACATAGGTAAAATAGGAATAATTAAAATTGATCATAATTATGGATTTAGAAATAGATTTATTGTAGAATTTTATGATAAAAATGTAAATGATATTGATAATCAAAAAGGTAAAATATGTTTTGCTATAGATAATTTAGAGTTTATAGGTAAAAATGAAGAAAAAGATAAAGAAGATGTAAATGATAATACTTTACCAGATGATAATATAAATAAAAATAATTTGCAAGACATAATTAAACAAATGCTAAATGTAATAGGTGACTACGAAGGAAGTAAAATATCAATGGGTATTTGGCCTCCAAATGAAATATATTTTTTAGTTTATGAAACTGAAGCATTAATTGAAATAGATAAAAAAGAAAAATGTGCTTATTTAAATACTGATACAATGACACATCATTTGACTAGTAGTATGTTAGATGAATTGAATCAGATTGTTAAAATAATTGATGATAATATTGATGTTATTTTAGAGTGTGTAAAATAGTAATACATTATAACGTATTATTATTAAATAAAATATAAAAAAGAAAAGGAGAAATGAAAACATGAACGAATTATTAACTAGTTTATTGGAGAATCCAGAGGCATTAAAAGAAATGATTAAAGAACAAGTAGGTCAGTACAAACCATTAGTTTATATGATTGGGACAGAATTATTAGAAGTTTATAAAGACTTCGCAAATAATACTGAATATTTTATTGTCAAAGCAAAAGTAAGAAAGAATCAATTTGATGCATATGTTGAAGTAGGATTTACAAAAGAACAAGCAATGATGTTTTTACTTGCTGATATGGATAGTATGAAAAAATCAATTAGTAATGTTACAAACAGTGTAGGGAATAAGAGTAAAAAAGAAAAATAAAATGATACATATTATATGTTGTGGTTGATGTCTATTATAACCACAACATATAGTTAAATGTTTGAATAAAATGAATGTTTTGAGATGAAACTAAAAAGGAGTAGAAATAATATGTCATTAAAACACTACAAATATAATAATAACCAATGTATTATTAATAATCATTCAGAATCATAAAATTATTAAAATGGTTTTTACATCATGGAGCAGAAAATTATTGTGGTGGAGATATTCCAATGTTTAATAATTTATATGATATGTTAGATGAATTAGATGTAATATATAAGAATTTTAATTATGAAAGTGACAATGAAGATGATTCTTATCTAATAAATGATGTTTCTGAATTAGAAGAATTCTTATTAAATAATATTAATGAAAATACATTAATTCCATCAGAAGATGAATATCCTATATTAGTATCATGGTATAGAGTGGAAAGTTTTGATAGACATGGAGATGTTAGTATTAAATTAATGAATTTTACTTCTATGAAGGAAATTAAAAGTGTGAATGATTTTATTGATGAATATAAAAAATAAATAGAATGGAGAAATAATATAAAACATGAATAAAAACTTTATAATCGAATGTATTGATATCGTAGAACAAATAAAATTAAATTCAATAGTAGCAATAACTAAGGATAACGAAGAATTAAAATATCAACTTAAATATGATGAAGAATTTAAAGATTTAAATTTAGAATGTTTAGACAAAGAAAATGAAATATGGGATTTTGGTGATACGATAGAAAATGTTAAAGAAGGGTTAGTATGTGATGCTGTTAGATATAAATATCAGAAAATAAGATTAATAAAGGAGGATTAATATTATGATTGATAAATCATGTTATACTTGTAAAAGTGCTAATTTATCAAAGGACAAATTTCCTTGCAATAAATGTCATAATCAGAATAATTGGAGTTATAGATTCGATGTTCAATTATTATGTTTAGTCGGAGTAGGTATAATAGTTGCTGGATTTATATTGTTATAGTAATAATAAAATAAGTTAATAAGGAGGAATAATACATAATATGAAAGTTAAAATTTTAAAAATTAAGAATAGTATTTCTAAAAGAAAAATTGGAGAAATAATTGAAGCAAAGAGACTTTATGAATTAACCAATGAAGAATTAGAAGAATCTATAGGTTATATTCCTAATGATGAATCGTTATGGGAGAAGAATGATATATTTATCCATGAAGAAGGAAATTATTATGTATATATGCTTGAAAATGAAATAGAGATTATTGGAGAATAATTTTATTACTACATATAGTTATTATTATATTATTAAATAACTATATGTAGTAAAATATTCACATAGAAAAGAGATGATTATTATAGGTAGTACAATTTATAGTGACCAAAAACTCATGTATTTTCCTACACAAGAATATGAGACACATAGATTATTAGCATTATTAGGAGATATTCAATTAGACTATATGCAAGAAAGATATTTGAAAGAATATGTATTTAGTAAAGAAGAATATAATGAATTATTTATACAAAGTGCTAATAGTAGTGTCCCAATGAAATTTGTTCTATACGATAAATGGTTAAAAGAAAACAAATACGATTATATTAAATCATATTTTACTATTAAATTTGGCAGTAAGGGAAATAATACTAATAGCAATGATAATTTTCCTATTACAATTTGTGATCCATTTTCTGGAGAAGGAAATTTCTTAGATGTATTCAAGTCATTCATCCCTAAAAATGATTATGGCAGTGATATACTATTAATTGGAAATGAATTAGAGGAAAATCGTTTTAATTTTATAAAAGAAAATATTAATATTGATGAAAAATATAATAAATCATTTGAAGAATTGAATTTACCTACTTCTAGTTGTAGTTTAATATTGTTCAATCCTCCATATGGATCGCAATCAAATGGCATTCGTAATGTAAAATTCTACTTAAACCAAATCTTGGAAAGAAAACTACTCTATAACCCAACCACATCAAAAGATTATAAAACAGGTTATATGGTATTTGTTATCCGCAAAGATGATTTTCTTGATAGTTTAGATATAATCTGTCAACATTTTAATGTATTAAAAAATGCAATCTATAAAGTAAATGCAGAAGAATATGCAAAATTTAAACAATATATTTTCATTGCTAGATTAAATAATAGACCATATGATTTAAATAATATCACAGATGCAATGGATTATAAAAATAATTATAATGACATAAAAAGAATTATTGAATCAGAACCAGAATTTGAATTGTCAATGTACAATACATATAGGATGATGAATTATCCTTATATTGATTATCAAACTTTAAAAGAGAATTATCAATATGTAGAAGTATCAAATAATTATATAAGTAAAAATGATAGTATATGGAAATGGGTAAAGGATATTACTGAATTAAAGAATCTTGGTGAAGAAAAACTAACTGTACCTAAACCTTTAAAATTAGGTGAGATTGCAAATATATTGGCAAGTGGAATGATTAATGGAGAAATAGATTTAGATGGAAAAGGAAAACATGTGGTTATAGGTGGTACTAAGAGTATTGAGAAGAAAGAAGTATCAAATTATAAAGATGATAATGGAGAGAAGATTACAGAGACAAAAATAATTAAGATGAGTTTACCTTATCTTAATATTTTATGTTCAGAAAATGGAGAATTGAAGATAAAAGAGTTAGGAGAAACTGAATAATGATACCATATATTCAAACAGATGGTAAAAATAAAATTAATTGCAATGTAGATTTAATTATTTTAGATGAAAGTGAACCAATATTAATTTCTTTATGTGATTTAAACATTAAGAATAAAAAAATATGTGCAGATTTAATTTCTCATTCTTATGAATTATCACTAAGAGATAGAGAAGATACATTTTATAGTAAGAATTTATATGGTAGAGATAATCATTATAGATATAAGTCAGATAAAATGGAGAATAATTTAACTCATACAATTATATATAATACTAAAATTAATCAGTATTGCATTAATTGGAATAATGAAGATAAAAGTAAGATTCTTACTAAGTATTTTAGAAATATTCATTATTTACCTGTTACAAGTGAAATTGTAAAAATAATTTTAGACAAAGATAAAATTGAACAAGACAAATATAAATATAGTAGTTATGGTTATGTTAGTGAATGTACAGTTTATACTAATAATCCAATGTTTGCAGAGTTAAAAGTATATAAAATTAATGTAACTTGGTTTAAAGAGAAGTTAAATAATTTGAAATTAGAAGGTTTTAAAGATGATTTTGATTGGAGTACAATTGAGGATATTGAAGGATATATTTTCAAATTTTTAGAACAAATTAAAGAAAGATTAAAGAATAATATTAAGATATTGTATAATAAGGATAATATTAATCCTAAAATATTTGAGGGTAAATTAAAACCTTTTGATGGTCAAATACCTGTGATTCAAGCAGGGTTAGAAGTGTTGAAGAGAGATAGAGTTGTTTATTTAAATTGTGAACAAGGATTCGGAAAAACATTATGTGCAACAAAAATTAATCATTGTTTTTTATATCAACATAATAAAAATTATGTAACATTTATGACCATACCATCTATTACATTAACTCAATGGAAAGATGAAATAAAAAATAGTATTAAAGATAAAGTATATATACATATTATTAAGAAAACTACAGATTTTATTAAACTATATAATCAAACTAATTTACAATTTGATAAACCTACTTATATTCTTGTTGGTAAAGAAACATTTAAACTTGATGCTAAAAAAGTATCAGGAGTAAATATAAAAACTAGAGAAATAAAAATGAAAAAAGAAGTGCAACATAATTATTACTATAAAACTATTGAAATAGTTAAAGAAAAAATCACTATTGCTTGCTGTCCTGATTGTGGAGTACCATTAAGAAATGAATTAAGGAAAAAAGAAGATGTATTTTTTACAGAAAAAGAATTTCAAGGTAATCCTAAGAAATCAAATTATAAATGTTATAATTGTAATAGTGTCTTGTGGCAGAAAACATATGATAAAACAAAGAAAGTAAGTTTAATAAATTTTATTAAAGTAAAAAATATTCATTTTGATAGTGTAATTATTGATGAAATACATCAGGCAAATGGTATAGAAACAATAATTTCAAATGCTACTAGAACTTTATTTAACTATAGTAAAAAAATAATATGCCTTACAGGAACCTCAAATTCAGGATATGCTTCGTCAATTCATAATATTCTTTTAGGATTATTCCCTAATAAACTTAAAAAGAATGAAGTATTAGATATTAAACAATTCATAAAAACATATGGAACATTAATGGCAGTTAGCAAGAAAAGAGATGGAGAATATTATCGTTATGGCAGAAGTGAGATTAAAGATAGCGATTATAAAGAGGTCGAAGGGATAAATAGTATCGCTTATACAAAATATCTAGCAGAAAATTATATATTTGCAACATTAGACGATTTAGGAAAAGACTTACCAGAATTAATTGAAACATATATTCCAATTAAACAAAGTGACATTATGGAATCTAATGAAAAAAGACTATGGGATGATATTAAATCAGCAAATGCATTTAATTCAAAAATGTATGAGGATTCAATTGTAAAACATTACATTAATAATCCTTTTAATTGGGATAGTATATCTATTGAAGGGAAAGATGTAACAAATATTGTTCAACCAATTTGTATTCCCAATATTATTTTACCAAAAGAAAGATTGCTTCTATTAGATATTGTTCAACAAGAATTATTAGAAAATAGGAAATGTTGCATTTATACATTCTTTAATAACGGTGGAATGTATATGCAAAGTGATACTATATCAAAAAGAATTGAATATTTACTAAATAAAAATAATATTAGAACATTTACATTGAAACAATCTGTCCCTACATATGAAAGAAGAGATTTAATTGAAAAGAAAAAAGATAATTTTGATGTATTAATAACTAATCCTCAACTAGTTGAATGTGGAATTAATATGGTATTTATTCCAAGTTATATAAATTATATGCCAAGTTATCATATTAATATGGTAGATCAATCTAATAGAAGAGGGTATCGTGCAAATAGTACGTTAGAAAATAGAATTTTTCATTTGTATTATGACAATTCATGTGAAAATAGTATTATCAAAAGATACCAAAGAAAGAAAGCAGAAAGTAAGGCAATTGTAGGACAATTCAATATTGCATTAGAAAATGATGATTCAATTAGAACTGCAAGTAAGTTTGGTAAGAAAATTAATGATGGAGTTGTGTAATATTCATATTTATATTGAAGAAAATAGAATATATCAATTGAAAAACGGAGTAAATCGAAGAAAACGGGAGGTAAACAGAGTTTTATAGTAAGTAAATCATTACCAAATATTGGTTTGGTCATGAAAATAATTCTTGACAAAGTAATAACAGAATGTTAAAATAATTATAGTAAAAAAACAATAAAATAATAAAAAGGAGATTAAATTTATGAAAAAATTATTAGTTGTTGGGACTATTGTATTATCTCTTGCGTTAACAGGTTGCAATGCAGGAAGTAGACATTTTGGTGGAACAATAAATATAGACCTTCCAAAAAATCAAAAATTAATCACTGCAACATGGAAAGAAGATAGTTTATGGTATTTAACTAAACCAATGAATAATAATGAAATTGCAGAAACATATGTATTCCAAGAAGATAGTAATTTGGTGTTTTAGAAGGCAAAGTTATATTTAAAGAAAATAAAGAAGAATTAGTTATAAAAAGTAAATAAAATAATGTATGCACAAAATATAATAAAAATACAAAAAGGAGAAATGAATTATGAAAATTAGAAAGATTGTTTTAGTAGTTATATTATCTACAATGTTATTTGTTTTAGTTGGGTGTGAAGAAACCACAAGAAATAAAATAGACAATCAAGCAGAGAAAAAAGCAGAACAAGCAGTAAGGATGATGGAACAAACTCCTACTCCATCATTAGAACGTAGTCTTGAACGTGAAAATATTGTTAAAAGATTAAAAATTACAAATGATGCTAATACATTACAATGGATTTATCCTATGAGCGCAGGTAGAGTTATTGGAAGATTTCCTGTACTTGGTAAAATAACTAGCGGTTCAAAAAAACTAACTCCTGATATGGATGTTTATAATAGCAATAGACCAATGCCAGATGAAATGGGAGCATATGGTAGTAGTGACGGTTATGTATTTTGGTTCGACCCTGCTGGACGATATCATCAACATAAAGGAGATTATTTTTTAAGTCCTGTGCCATATAAAATTGATTTAAATTATGGAACCATTTCAGTAGAAATTGATAAATCAGTTCAAGATAAATAAATTATAAAAAGGATAAGGTGATATTATGAAAATATTATTAATTGGATTAGCAATAATTTTCAGTCTAGGATTTATAAGTGCAGGATTAGGATTAATTACTTTACCAGGACATGTAGCAAGCAATAGTGTCCAAACGGCACATGATGTAGTAGATAAAACTATTAATGCAAATAATGCATTATTTAATTATGAAGAATTCTTTAATAAATATGAAGGTGCTAAGATGCAAGCAACAAATATCAAGAATACAGAAAAAGCAATTCAAACATTAAAAGATACTTATGGTGAAGATGCAATAAAGTGGTCTAAAGATGTTCGTAATGATTATTCTAATCTTCAACAAAATATTGAAGGATATAAAATGATGTATCAAAAAACTGTTCAAGAGTATAATGCAGATAGTCAAAAATTAAATAGAAATTTATTTAAATCAAAAAGTTTACCTTATATGCTGCCAGATTATTATAAGATGATTGATTAAATAATTATATATTAATTATAGGAATTTAATAAACTATTGTAAATTTAAGTATTTATTAAATTCCTATTAAAGCAAAATTTTGCTTTAATACTAAGATTATAAGGGGGAATATTATTATGGAAAATCTAGAAACTATTCGTGCTAATTACGAAAGAGAATATCATCAAACTGCTGAAGAATTATTACAATTAAAGTTGAAAGTTGAAACTATGATTGAAAATCTATTTGTTGATGGATTTACTATAGACACTAAAAAAGAAATGGTTGAAATTCTGAGAAAATGTAGATAAATATCATTACATACATTTTATTAAAATATAAAGGAGATTTAATATATGCAAGATATTAAATGTGGAGAAATAAATATTATGTTTGAGCATGTTTATTGCACCGAATGTAAATATGGAGAAGAATTAATAGAAAGTATTATAAATTTAAGTGATACACCAACTATATGTGAAAAATGTTGTCCATATGATCCTGAAGATAGTAGACCATTTCATAAAAGAAAAAATTATATTTTAAAGGAGAATAAAACTATGAAAAATCAAACAGAAAATTACATAATTCTAAAACCTATCGCTGAGAGATTTAATAGAATTGCAAATTCTATCTCAGATGATGAAATTAGATCATTAATCAAAGATGAAATGAGAGATCAGCTTAAACGAATTAATTTTTCATCTCAAATTGAAGAAATTATTTTTGATTATATTGATAATAATCAAGAAGATATGTTGGATTTGTATAAGCAAGAATTGAAGAATAAGTTTAGATAATATAAAAAGAGAAGTTGGTAGTAATATATGCAATAAAACATAGGAAGTAATATTGCTATAAAAGTAGTTATACCAACTTCTCTAATAAGATTATAACCAGTGGCAATGTAAAATATGCATACATAATATTTAAGAAAGGATTATCTATGAAAATAGCAGAAACATATATTTATTATGTCATATATAATATAACTAAAGATGGATATTACTCAAGAATTGATAAATTTAATGATTTTAAAGCTGAATATGAATTTAATAAGTTAATTAGTGAAGCAATTCCTTTTGATAATAGAGCAGAAGCAAATGAATATGTAAGAGAATGGATAGATAGAGATAACAAAGATAAATATATTGTTAAGAAAGTTAAGGTAGATTATTCTATAAATAATTGAAGGAGTAGATAAATTATGTATGACTATATTATTTGCATGAAAAGTGGCAAAGAGTATAAAATTAAAACACAGTTTAAATTTGAGGAATTAATTATGAAGATAATGCCTAAACAAACTAATGAAATTAAAATATCACATTTTGAATTAATAGAATGTGCAGAAAGAATGTTGCGATTATAGGGAGCGAAATATCTAGTATTGAATATTTTATTAAAGTAGATTAAGGAGGATTAATTATGCAAATTGAAGATTTTAGTTATTACACTGTGCCAATGAATAATATTAAAAAGCATCAGAAAATTATATTATATTCAATTAATAATCTTACTAATATTATTGGTTTTAATAATGCAGTGAAATTTGTAATGCAATCTGTATTAATAGAAATACTAATGTATGATAGTAAGTATGTATATCATTATGATTTTGATTATTGGTGTGATGAGATTATGAAATGTCCTTATATAGATTGAAACATGATAAAAAATTAGTTTGGTTGTGATTTAGGGTATTGATAATATAATTGTATAATAAATACACAATAGAAAAAGGAGGATTAAATTATGAGTAGAAAATTAGCAAGCATTAAAACTATCTCAGATATTCAACCAATTGAAAATAGAGATAGGATAGAATTGGTGATTGTGGATGGATGGCAAATTATTGTTAAAAAAGGTGAATACAAAATAGGTGATAAAACTATTTTTGTAGAAATTGATTCGGTATTACCTGAAATACCAGAGTTTGAATTTTTAAGATCGAAGAAATTCAGAATCAAAACAATGAAAATGGCAGGTACATTATCTCAAGGTATTTGTTTACCACTATCTATTTTGCCTACAAATAGACAATATAAATTAGAAGATGATGTTACAGAGATAATTGGAATTAAACAATATGAAACAACAAGGGATATTGAACCAGAAGAAATAATACCTAAAAATAATAAAAAATTTCAACATCCTATTTTTAAGTATTTATTTAAATATTCATTGTTTAGAAATTTATTATTACCTAAAAAACAAAATAAAGATTTTCCTGAATTCATATATAAAACTGATGAGACAAGAATTCAAAATATGCCATTTATATTAAAGAATAAAGATAATACATATGTTGTTCGTGAGAAAATAAATGGTCAATCAGGCACATTCTTTCTAAAGAAAATGAATAAAAAGTGGTCTTGGCAAAAACAAAATTATGATTTTGGTGTATGTTCAAGAAATCTTAGATTATGGAACGAAACAGATAATAGTTATTGGTTTGTTGCAAAGAAGTATAATATAAAAGAAGTGCTTAAAAATTTAATTGGAGATAATGATTTTGTAGCAATTCAAGGAGAATGTATATCTCCAAAAGTACAAGGTAATAAATATAAAGTTTCTGAAGCAGATTTATATACTTTTAATCTTATTTATCCAGATGGTAAAGTATCTTGTCTATGGGGAGAAGAAATATTAAAGCATCATGGGATTAAATGGTGTCCTTTGATTGAGAAGAATTTTATATTACCTGATTCAGTTAATGAATTACTTGATTATTCAACAGGCAAATCAAAATTATATAATACTTTAAGAGAAGGTTTAGTATTTAGAAATTATGAAAAGAATTTATCATTTAAAGCGGTAAGTCCTGAATTTTTGATTAAGAATGATGAATAGATTAATAAAATAAATTTAATTGGTTTAACTTAAATGAAAGGAGAATATAATAATATTGAAAACAAATATCTTCATACCTAAAACTATCAAAGTAGGTTTTCAAAATAGGTCTGATACATATACTCAAAAATTAGCCTACGTGATTTATTATGATCAAAAAAATGTATTACGTAAAGAAAAATCCTGGGAAGGCTGGCGGGATAAAAATATTGAACCACAAGAATTTTCTAATGAACCAACGTCAGGATTTGTGTTGAATAAGAAAGTCGGCGATTATAGATCGGATTGGAATCACAGACATGCTTATTGTAGAGTATATGATTCAAGAGGAGATTTTGAGTTTGAAATAACAATAGAAAATCTACTTTACATCTTAGAAAATGCAACGTCTACAAAAGGAAAAGGGTTAGAAGGAGAATTCATTTATGGTTGGAGTAGCAAGGATATCCTATTAATTCCTTGTGAATCTCCAGATTATAAAGAAATTACTCAATATAACAATATGATTCATGAGAAAAACTATGTAAAGGTTAAAGACTTGACATTAGGTGGTACATATAAAACTAAATCAGATGAAGAATATATTTATATGGGTAGATTTGATTATTATGATACTAAAGATGAAAGAATATATAAATCAAATAGTCGTTATGATTATGAATGGGTAACGAATAAAATAAACAAAGGTAAACATCATTATTTTATCAGAAGGTATGATGATAATGATAAATATAGTAGTAAATGGATTAGTTTATTAACATTAAAAAGTTTAGGAGAAAGATTTATCTCAATAGTATCTTTAGAATGTGTCGATAATTACGCAGAATTATTTAATAAACTTGAATGTAACGAACATTATTCTCCTGTTGATGATAGTAAGGATGAATATATAGAATATACTTTTGAAGAATTTAGTAAAAAGGCAACAAATAGAGGGATATATTTTTATGATACAGATAAAAGATATATTTCTGTAGAAAAAATGTATAATAATACAGGTAAATATTATCTTAGAGATGGTAATACTTATGGTTTTCTTAATAATAATAGAACATATATAGAGTATACTTTGGAGGAAATATACAATAAATATAAACCAATGTATAAAAACACATATCTAACAAATGGAAAATTATATTCGGAGGGAAAATAATATGAGTGAAAAACAAATGACAAATGATGATAAGATTATGTTGTTAAAATCGCAGATTGCAGAGAAGAAGAAGAAAGGTTTAAAAACTAAAAAGAAATTTTCACCATTAACAAATTGTTCTATAGAAATTGATGGAGTAAGATTGAATTTACAAGTATTGAACAAAGAAAATTTAATTCATTTATTAGTTAAATTAAATTCATATTTATTATCTGCTGTTGATTTAGGTTTAGAAGATGAATATAATTTTTCTGGTTATAGTATTGATCAATGGATTACTGATGTTAAATTGAAATTAGATATTTTAAAGTATGAGGAAGAGGATAGAAAGTTGAAGGAATTGGAACGGAAACTTCATGTGCTGCTATCCTCCGAAAAACAGGTCGAATTAGCGATTAATGAAATTGAATCTTTGATTAAATAGTCTGGTAAAATGATATTAAAAAGGAGATTATTATGGAAGTAATTATAAATGGTATAAAATATATTCCCGATGTGGGAGAAGTGAATAAATCTAATAATTGTTCTTCTAATTTGGTGTCTAGTTGTAGAACTTGTGATAGGCAGATAAATAGAGGAGGTTATAAGTGTGCTTTACATATAGATAGATATGTTGAATGTTTGGAAAATAATCGAAAATATTATGAAAAAACATCAGGTGGAAAAGTAATAGACTTACAAGGATTAGTATTACCTGAACCTGTTTTTCCTTATAAGATATGGTTTTAATTACATGATATGAATAAATAGAGAAAATTGTGTTTTCGCAAATCATTGATTTTATTGGGTTTGTGAAAACAAAACTCACAACCAAACATAAATTTCATGCTGAAATTATATTTGACATACTACTAACAAAATGTTAAAATAAATACAACATCAAAAAGGAGATAATACATAATGCAAAAATGTAAAATTTGTGGTAAATGGATAGATTGGGATAACCAAAATATTCATTATGGTGGACATGTTTGTAATATTACTACAGGGAAAGAAACTCCTTGGAGTAAAGAAGAAATAATAAATAATGATAAATATAAAAATGCAATTGAAACAATTAGAAGTAATTATCCACCAGAAAATTATACTGCACTGAGAGAAGCATTAGATTTGGCTATGGAATGTTTAAGTGAGAAATTAGTATAAATATATTTTGTAAATACTATATGTAGTATTTTAATATTATCTTACATACTACATATAGTACCAGAATATGTCCAAATCACAGATTGGTAATGAAAGGTAGATAATATTGAAAAATTATATATTATGGCAATATCATAAAAAAGAAGATGGAACAGTAATTCAAACACCAGTAGAAATAAATTCTGAAGATAAAAAATCATGCCCTAAATGTAATACATATTTTTTAATTGAAGAAAAAAATATAATGCGTTGTGCAGGTTGTTTTTATATAACCTGTTATATATCTAATAATGATAATAAATGTGAAAAAATAGATAAAATTAAAAATTGTTTTCATATCCCTATTGAATTAGTAGAAGAAAATAAAAATTGGTTTGAAGTAAAATATGAATTAAATAGTGCTAAAGAAATCAATATATTAAAATATAAAATAAATAATATATTAAATAATTATAAATGAAAGATTTTATTAAAACATTAAAGAAAAAGGAGAAATTATGGATAAAGAGTACATGAAGTTTCTAAATTTCAGGACAGAATTAATTGAGTTATTAGATAAGTATAGGTATGAAATATCAGGTACAGGTTATGAAGATGGTTCAATGAACATAGAAAATAAAAATGGTGTTGCTTATATGCTAAAAGATGTTTATTCAGATTATAGAGCATTAGATTCTGATTGGAATGAATTATCCACAGATTATATATTAAATATGTTTTCAGAAGATAATACATCACCTATTGAAAATAATAATATTGGAATATTCACTAATAATTATAATAAAGCATATGCATTATTTAATGATTTACATAATAAGAATAAAGATAATGTAGAAAGATTTAGACAAAGTAAAGAAGAAATGAATTTATTATTAAAAGATGGCAGATATTTTGTATGGATTAAACTAAGAGATTCTTCAAGAGGTCATAGATGTTCAAAAGTAGTTTATATTGATAGAAATTTAACCTTAAATGAGTTACAATATTACATTAAACCTATTTGTTGTTATTGTAGAAGGGAAGATATAAGAGTATTTTAATAAAAGGAGAACATAAATTATGGAAAATGATAAGATATTAGAAAGAATAGATAATACATATCAAACTAACTTAGAACATATTGAAAAAGTATTATTAAATGTTGGAATTAATATAAGAAAAGATAAATATGAATTAAAATCATTATCAGAAGTACTTGAAGAAATATCTACGAAATGGGATGAATTATCTACAGAAGAAAATAAATTTATTAATAAATGGATTTGTATGAGTATAGCAGGTATAAAAGATGAGAATTATTTAAGAGTATTAATTGATAAAACAAGTAAAGGAGATAACTTATGGAAATCAAAAACAAACAAGATAAACAAAAATATTTAGATTATCATATCAAAGAAAAAGATATTGGTTGTTATGCACTTGTAACTTATAATAATTATACTAAAGCTATTTATTTAGCTAATTTAGGAAAATCAAATATTAAAGGTGATAATTGGTATTTAGAATATCCTTGTGAATTAAGAGAATTTATTTTAAATAATAAAAAGGATTTAAAATATCTTAAAGAACAAGGATATATTATTAAAAATGGAAAGGTATATGAAATTTATAATACACAAACTGCACCATTTTTACCAGATATGTTGGATGATTTAACTTTGATTTCTGAAGAATATTGTTTAGAATGGATGTTAGAGAATAGGAAGTAAAATAATATAATTTAAAGGAGAGTATAAATTATGAATAATGAAAAACTTATGGAAGAATATTTACAATGGAGAAAAGATACTGGTAGATTTAAGCAAGAATTAACAGATGTAATTGTAAATGATAACGGCGTAATTAAAACAGAAAAGAAAATGTCATGGGTTGTAAAGACTTCACCTGATGATTGGAGAGAATTTTGTAGGGATAGAGGTATAGAGTACGAAGGTGAAATGAAATTATTGGCAATGTATTAATTGCTTTGAAATTCCTCTTTGCTTATGATATTTTTAAAGAAAGGAATGATAGTTATGTGGAATGATAATGAATCTGAAGGATGTATTTATGATACAGTAGATTGTAATTATTGTAATAGTTGCGGTAAATTATATAAAATAAGATGTAAACAATTTGGTAATTTAGATGGTATGAATGGTTCATGGTGTATTTGTAGTGAAGATTCACCAGAATTATTTAAAGCATGTTGGAATGAAAAATATAAAAATATTGAACCAAAAATCAAAAAATAAATCTTGACAGAATGATAAAATAAATGTTATAATGTTAATAGAAAATTAATCTGTCAAGGAGGTAAAATTATGAGTGAAAATACTTTTAAAGTTTGGATTACTAAATATGCTTTAACGCAAGGAATTCTTGAAAAAGTAGCAGAAAATGCAAGTGTTGAAGGTTTAATTAATATAGTGGATAATAGATATGAAACTTATATTAATGAAGGTAAAGATTGGCATAAAACCAAAGAATCTGCAATTAAACGTGCAGAAAAAATGAGATTAAAGAAGATTGCTAATGTAGAGAAACAATTGCAAAAGTTGAAGGAAATGAAGTTTGAGTAAAAAATATAAAGGAGGTTACATATGAATAAGATTAAGAGAATTCAAGAATTGGTGAAAGAGTTAAATATTCATAGGCATAATTATTATAATCTTAATAAACCAACTATTTCGGATAAAGAGTATGATATTATATTTGATGAATTATCTAATCTTGAGAAAGAATATGATTTTGTTTTATCAAATAGTCCAACACAAACTGTAGGGTATGAAGTAATATCAAAACTACAAAAAGTAGAACATCCTATTCCACTTAAATCATTATCGAAAACTAAATCTATTGATGAAATTAATCAATGGAGAAAAAATCAAGATATTTTAGCAATGTTAAAGGCAGATGGATTAACAAATGAAATAGTATATCAAAATGGAACACTAATTGAAGGTTCAACCAGGGGCAATTCTTTTATCGGCGAATTAATCACTCATAATTGTAAAACATATAGAAATCTACCAAAAGTAATACCATTCAAAGGATTTTTAAGATTAGCAGGAGAATCAATTATTCATAAAGATGATTTTGATAAAATTAATTCAAAGTTATCAGATGAAGATAAATATGCAACTCCAAGAAATTTAGTTTCAGGATCTTGTCGTCAGTTAAATAGTAAAATTTGCTCACAAAGAGAAGTATATTACTATGCTTTTGGAATACTTGAATGTGATGAAGAATTATCTGATTCTAAATTTGAGCAATTTAAATGGTTAAATGAATTAGGAATCACAACAATTAATCATATTAAAATTAACAAAGGTGAAAATATTGAACAATATGTTGATAAATTATATCAAATAGCAGAAGAAACTAACACTCCAATTGATGGATTAGTATTTAGCATGGATTCAGTTGAATACTCTAAATCATTAGGTGAAACATCTCATCATCCTCATCATAGTGTAGCTTTAAAGAGAATTGACTTAGCAGAAACAACGCAATTAAAAGAAATTGAATGGTCTGTTGGTAGAACTGGAGTTATTACACCTGTTGCTATTTTTGATACTGTTCTTTTAGATAATACCGAAGTATCAAGAGCAAGTCTTCATAATTTAAGTATTATTGAAGAATTAGAATTAGGGATTGGAGATTCTGTATCTATAATAAAAGCAAACCAAATTATTCCTCAAATTGAAGAAAACTTTACAAGAAGTAATAATATAGGAATTCCTAAAGTATGTCCTGTTTGTGGTGCTATTACAATTATTGAGCAATTAAATGAAAGTAAAGTATTATATTGTACTAATCCTAATTGTTCTGCTAAATTATTGAAAAAGTTTTCTCATTTTGTTTCAAGAGATGCAATGAATATCGAAGGATTATCAGAGCAAACCCTAGAAAAGTTTATTAATCAAGGTTGGTTAAAAACTTTTGATGATATTTATAATTTAGATAAATATAAAAGTCAAATCATTAAATTAGAAGGTTTTGGAAGTAGATCGTACACCAAATTAATTACTAATATTGAAAAATCTAAAAAAGTTAAAATGCAAAATTTTCTGTATGGATTAGGTATTCCTAATATTGGGAAAGGTTCAAGTAAAATCATTGCTAAATATTTTAATAATGATTGGTTTGCATTTGAAAAGGCATTATTAGATGGATTTAAATTTACTGTATTAACTGATTTTGGTGAAGTTACTAATCAAAGTTTACATGATTGGTATAATGATGAAAATGAAAGAAAAATGTGGACTGAGTTGAGTTATATGGTTGAATTTATAAAGGAGGAAAAGAAAATTATGATTAATACAGATAATTTCTTTAATGGGAAGAAGATTTACGCCACTGGTAGTTTTAATAACTATAAAAAAGATGAAATTAAACAATTATTGGAAAGTTTAGGTGCTACATTTGCTTCAGGTTATTCTAAATCTCTTGATTGTTTGATCGAAGGAAGTTTGAAAAGTAGTAGTAAAGTTGAAAAAGCTAAGAAAGATGGAATACAGGTCATCGGAGAAGATGAATTTATTAGAATGATTAATAATTAAGTGTTAATTAAATTTTGTTCAAGGGAAAATAAATTTTAAGAATAAATAAAATTTTCCCCCTTGACAGAATAAAAAAATAAATATATAATAGTAAAGGATTAAGAAGTAAGAAATTAATCCAAAAACAAAAAATTAAATTGAAAAGGAGAAATGATTTATTTATGATTGTAAAAGGAGGAGTTTATTGAGTAATAAATATACATATGATTTTGTTAAAAATTACATAGAAATTGAAAGTGATTCTGGATGTGAACTTATTTCAAAAGAATATAATGGTGTAAAAGAAAATTTAGATATTAAATGTAAATGTGGAAATGATTTTACAACTACATTCGATTGTTTTAAAAATCAAAATAAAAGACAATGTAATACTTGTAGTGGATTCACAAATTGGGATCTAGAAAAAGTAATAAATCTATTTAAAAAATATAATTATGAAGTTTTATTTGCAGATGAATATAAAGGCAACAAACAAAAATTTACACTAATAGACAAAGATGGTTATTTCTATTATATAAGTGTTGAACATTTCTTAATACATACACCTAAAAAATTTCAAAAATCTAATCCATATACAATTCAAAATATAAAATTATGGCTTAAAATAAACAATAAACAATTTGAATTATTAAGTGAAAATTTTGAAGGTGCAATAAAAAATCTTAAATGGAAGTGTTTGAAAGAAGAATGTGGTGAGACATTTGAAATGATTTGGAGTAATATTTATAATGTCGAACATGAATGTCCTTTTTGTACTGGTCAACAAGTAGGATTATCTAATTGTTTAGCAACAAAGAATTCTGAATTGGCAAAAGAATGGCATCCTACTAAAAACGATTTAATTCCTTTTGATGTAACATGTGGTAGTGGAAAATATGTTTGGTGGAAGTGTAAAGAATGTGGTCATGGGTGGGGAGCAATGGTTTGTGATAGAACTAGTAAAAATAAAAGTGGTTGCCCTGAATGTAATAAATCTAAAGGTGAAAAGAAAATAGATGAAGTATTAATAAATAATAATTGGATTAAAATATCTCAAGAAGAATTTAATAAATTAATTGATGAAGATAAATATAGTAAGAATTATTTTATTCCACAAATGAAATATAATGACTTAATTGGTCTTGGTGGTGGTTTTTTACTTTATGATCATTATATTCCTAAATTAAATCTTCTTATAGAATATGATGGAGAATTTCATTATAAACCAATCCAAAATTATAAAAATGAACCAATGGAATACGCAGAAGAAAGATTAAGAAAACAACAAGAACATGATAGATTGAAAGATAAGTATACACAAAATAAAAATATAAATTTATTAAGAATTCCTTATTGGGAATTTGATAATATTGAAGAAATATTAAAAAAATACATTTAAAAGGAGGAAATGTTTTTATGATTAATGTAGAAAAAGTCCCGTACAAAAGTATTGAAGTAGAGGTTAAATCTGGAAAATTACAAACCATTTCTACAGGAGACAAGATTAGTTTTGTTGTAGAAGATACTGGAGTATTAAAACAAGGTACTGTAACTGGTTTTAAAGGTACGAAACCTGAAAAAGTAGAAATTGAATTTATTCCAAGTGATGGAAAGCATAAGGAAACTTGGTCAGTGATTGAGATGTTGGATGGAAGTTTAAGATTGGTTGAAGATGAAGATAGTGAAGAAGAAGATGGAGAAGATGAAAAAGAAAATGATATTGAGAATGATGAATAGGGTTTAGTGAATAGGTTGATTAGTTACATAATAGAAATACAAAATAAATAAAATAATAAATACATAGGAGGAAATTATTTATATGAGTGACAAAATTAGAAGTTTGGTAAATTCTGTAGTATTATCAGGAAAAGTAACAGAAGTAGAAGTAAAAAAAGGAATAAATACAAATAAATCACCAGATGTTAGAATTAAAGGTGAAATTCAATTTGGAGATACTAAAGTTCATACTAAAAAATTTGAAGTATATGCAGCAGAATTTAATAAAGATAAAAAAGAAAGTAAAACATATGATAAAGTTTTAGCATTCGCAAATACTGTTAAATCTGTTGCTAAAGTAGGAGAAGATGAAGCAACAATGGTATCTATTCAAGCAGAGTTTGGTACAAATGATTATGTAAATCAGAAAGATAAACTTGTTGAGGGATTAAAAATTATTGCTAAATTTTTTAATGACCCCAAAGTAGGAGAAGAATTTAAAGGCGTCGCTGATATAGAAGGTTATATTCAATCTATTATACCAGAAGTTAAAGGCGAAGAAGAAAAAGAAACAGGTAGATTGAGAGTTACTGTTATCACTACAGATTTCTTTGGCAATATTATTCCTGTTAAAAACATCATTGTACCAGCAGAATTTAGAGAAGCATTTGAAGAAGGATATCAAGAAGGTCAAACTGCTAAATTATTTATTGATTTTGTAGTTAATCAACCAGAAAGTAAACCTGTTAAAAGTGGTGGAATTGGCAAACAAAGAGTAACACAAGGCAAATCATATGTAGAAATGATACTTACTGGTGCCGATCCTGCATTTGATGAAGATGATGAAGTAATGGGTATTAGTTCAGAAGCTATTAGAATTGCATTATCAGAAAGAAAAGCAATGTTAGATGATTTAAAAGCAAAAGGATATCAAGGCGGTAAAAGTGGCGATAGTGGAAAATCAGATAATAGAAAAGGATTAGGGAATGGTAAACCAAAACCTATTGAGGAAGATGGAGATATTCCTTTTTAAACATCAAAATTAAGAAAATTTAAAAAATAATTTCTCATAGGATAAAAATATTGTTAATTATCCTATGAGAAACAATATAAAAAATATAAAATAAAAAGGAGATTAATTATTATATGACAACAACTATGGAAATGGATTTTACACAACCAAGTATTACAGTAGTAGAAAAATCTTTAAAAGGTAAAAGTATATTTATTTACGGCCCAAATGGAACGGGAAAAACTGCCAATTCTGTAAAATCTTCTAGACCATTCGCTATTCCTTTTGAAAATGGATTAAATGCGATTGCAGGATTACCATATTTCAAACCTACTAAATGGGCAGATACTAAAAAAATTAGTAAGCAGTTTAAAAGACCAGAAGTAAAAGCATTATATGATACAATTTTAATTGATACAGCAGATAAAATGGGTGATATGCTTGAAAAATACATATGTAGTACATTTGGTGTGACCGATTTAAGTGAAACAGAGAATGGTGCAGGATATTTAGCAGTAACTAAATATGTTAATGAATTTATTGATAGTTTAACAGATGAAGGATATACAGTAATAATTATCGGACATGATACTGAAAAACAAATGAAAGATGCACAGGGAAGAAAATATACTAGAAATGTTCCTAGAGGAAATAAAAGAGTTATTGCTGCTATTTGTGATGCAGTTGATATTATAGGTTACTGTCAACCAAATGGATTTAATGAAGAAACGGGAGAAGAAGAATTATCTACAATCTATCTAAAAGACGGAAAATATTTTAAAGCAAGGTCAAGATGGATTAATATACAAAATTCTATTACTCCTTTTACCATGAAAGGGATAGAAAAAGCACTTGTAGATGCCATTGCTAAAGGCGAAGAAGAAGACGGTAGTGAATTTTATGTTGATAAAAAAGCACCCACTCCTTCTACTACAATAATGACTTTTGAAGAATTATTAGAAGAGATAAAAGAGACAGCAAAACAAATTAAAGAAATAACTGATGAATATACTATTTATACTACAGCAGTTGAAAAAAGATTAGGAGAAGGTATGAAAGTTAGTGATTGTACTGGAAAACATCAAGAAGTATTAGAGGAATTATTAGAAGAATTAAAAGAAAAAGTATTAGAACTACAAAAGTAAAAATATAAAGGTAAATTGTAGAGAGGGCTAATCATATCCTCTCTACTTTATACTATTGATGAATTAGGTGATATTATGAAAAATGAAAGGAAAGTTAAATGTCCAGTATGTGAATCTTATAATCATAAAGAAGAAACTATATATTATCAAAAAAGATATTATTGTAAAATTTGTTATGAAAATAAAATAAAAGAATCTGATGATTATAAAAATTTAATTCAATATATTTGCGAACTTTATGAAATTGATGCTCCTACAGGTTTTATGCTTACACAAATAAAAAATTTTAAAGAGCAATATAATTATACATATAAAGGAATGGAATTAACTATAGATTATTTTTATAATGTAAAAACAAATAATACTCCAGAGGTAGATAGGGGATTGGGTATTATTCCTTACATCTATGAAGAAGCGAAAAAGTATTTTATAGAGACAAGAGATATAAAAAAGAATTTAGAAGGTGTTAATATTCAAGATATTATTAATAATATTAATATTATATCTATTAAAAACTCAGATAGAAAGAAAGAAAATTATAAAAATATTGCAATAATTAATATTAATGAAATTTAAAGTTTCTATTATGGAGGTTTTTCATGTCAAAAAAGAAACTAACTAACTATGTAAATAAACAAGCAATTAGAGAAGTATTAGGTTGTCTAATTCAGACTCCAAAATTATTAAGAGAGTATAAAATTTCAAAATCTGATTTTCCTGAAGATTTTCATAAATTAATATTCGCAGCAATTAATAATCTATATAAAAATGGAATTGAGAATATTGATGCAGTAGCAATAGATGAATATCTTTCTCATTATGAAACACAGTATAAAATATTTGAAAAAAATCAGGGAATAGAGTTTATTAATAATATTGAAGAATTGTCAAGTGTAGCAAATATTAAATATTATTATGAACAATTAAAGAAATTTTCATTATTAAGAAGATATATGGAGCATGGTATTGATGTATCAGATTTTTTTAATCCAAATGAAATAGACCCTGTGACAATTGAAAGTCAACAAGAAAAATTAGATAGTAGTTCAATACAAGATATAATTAATCATTTTAAAAGAAAACATTTAGAAGTTGTTGCACCATTTAGTATAGGAGAAGGTAGAGATACTAAAAAAGCAGGAGTAGGAGGATTAGAGCAAAAAGAACGATGGAAAAAAGATACTGCATGGGGAATTGGATATTCAAGTGCTTATTTAACTACTGTTTTTCATGGATTGAGAAAAAGAAGATTTACTGTTAAATCTGCTGGAACAGGTGTGGGCAAAGCAATACCTAATTATACAATTATTCCTACTCCTGATGGATACAAAACAGTTGGAGAAATACAAAAAGGAGATTTTCTATTTGGTCAAAATGGAGAAAAAACTAAAGTTTTAGAGGTTTATCCACAGTCAGAAAAAAAGCAAGTTTATAAAATAACATTTTCTGATGGAAGAACCGCAGAATGTTGTAAGGATCATTTGTGGACTTATATATACGAAGGACATAGAGAAAAAAAACATAGAACAGAATCTATAGAAGATATTATTAAAAGAAGTAAAGGAACATATCAAAACAAAAAAGGATGTTATAAATACAAAATACCTCTTAATGAACCTATTAAATATACTGAAAAGCAATATTCAATAGAACCTTATATATTAGGTTTATTATTAGGAGATGGAAGTTTTAGATATAATAAGACTAATAAATCTCTACCATTTTCTTCTATAAATGAAGAACTTCCTAGTGCTATTGCTAAATCATTAAATTATAATTATAAAAAAAATAAAGCAAAAAATTATACTTATACTTTTGGCACACAAGGGAAAAATTTGTGGATTTCAGAAATTTTAAAAGATTACCCTGAATTATGGCAATCTAAATCAGAAACTAAATTTATTCCTCGTAATTATTTAGAAGGTTCTATAGAACAAAGATATGATTTACTTGCTGGTTTATTGGATACAGATGGAAGCATTGGGGAAAAAGGAAGAATTCAATATACTACAACTTCTTCTTTATTAAGAGATAATGTTATTGAGTTATGTAGAAGTCTTGGTATGATTGCTACTTATTCAATTGATAAAAGAAAAGAAAAATATACCATTGGTGAATGTTATACAGTTCGTATTCAATGCAAAGCAAAAGAAAAAATAAAATTATTTAAATTATTAAGAAAAGTTAAAATAGCTAAATCATATCTTAATAATAATAAAAGAAAAGAATTAAAAAACTATATTTCAATAAAAAATATTGAAATACTTGACAAATATGAAGATATGACTTGTTTTACAGTAGATAATGAATCTCATTTATTTTTAATGAATGATTTTATAGTAACTCATAATACTCGCACAACAATAGCAGATATAGGATACTCTTGTTCTCCTGCTTATTATGATAAAAACAAAAAAGCATGGATTCAAAATCCTAACGGTATAAATAATGGGGCGTTATACATAGGTACAGAAATGGAATTACTTGAAGAAATTGACCCTATTTTATGGGCATATATAGCGGATGTTCCACAAGAACATATTGAATTTAATATGTATGAAGGCAATGAAGAAGAAAGAGTTGATGAGGCAATTAGGATCTTAGAAGAAGATGCAAATATATGGTTTGAATATCTTCCAAATTATGATTCTGAAATGCTTGCTGATGTAATAGAAGAACATAAAATACAACATAATATTTCTCATGTATGGTTTGATTATATACATACAACTGTTGAATTGAGTGCTGAATTTGGTGCTGAGTCTAAAGTAAAAATGGTAGTTAGAGAGGATCAGATACTAGCAAATTTATCTAGTAAACTTAAAAATTATACACGAAAATTTGATGTTTCTATAGATGCAGGAACACAAGTAAATGATAAGTCTAAAGATGAAAAAAATAGAGATGAAACAATTGTTCGTGGTTCAAAGGCATTAATTGATTAAAGAAATATACTTCTTCACTTTTATAAAATAAAAAATAAGAAAGGAGAATTATTGAAAAAAATAATTATTCCAGATGAAGAGAAAGATAGAATATTAATTTTATATTCACAAGGTTTTGGTTATAGAATAATACATAAAATATTAAAACCAAATTATTCAGAAGGTATAATTTTAAGATATTTAAGAGAAAGCAAAGCAATAGAAACAGATCGATTATATAGAAAATATGAATATAATAAACTATTTTTTAAAATAATAGACAATGAAGAAAAAGCATATTGGTTGGGATTCCTATACGCAGATGGAAATGTTAGTGATAGAGAAGTTAGAATAAATTTAAATTCAAGAGATAGGAATCATCTTGAGAAATTTTTACAATCAATAGAAGGCAACAACACAATTGAAGATGGCATTCAAAATTCTTTTGGAACAATAACTAATTATAGTAGAGTGTCTATTAATAGTATTGAAATGATAAGAGACTTAACTAAGTTAGGATGCATCCCTAGAAAATCTCAAATATTAAAATATCCCAATGAAGAACAAGTTCCTAAATATTTAATTAATCATTTTATTAGAGGATATTTAGATGGAGATGGAAGTATAATAATTTCAAGTAAAAATCAATGGAGTATAGGGATACTTGGAACAGAATTGTTTTTAAAAGGATTGAAGAAAGAATTACTAATTGATAATGAGATTGGTTTTGACAAAAGAAATGGTCATCCATATTTAAATTTTGGTGGTAATCTTCATGTGTTGGAAATATTATCTCGTTTATATGAAAATAGTAAAATATATTTAGATAGAAAATATAATCGGTATTTAAAATTAAAAAGTATATATAGTGAAGAAATTATAAAAGAAAGAAGTATATTTTCTAGTCGTTTACGAAAGTAATTTTGTAAATAATTAGGTGGTGAACCTAGAAATCTAGGGTGTATGATTCACGTTTAGGAACTGTAGGAAATGACAGTTAAGAATCATGCTAACAGGGGAAGTCTAAGTCAGAAATGATATGATAATCCTGTGCCAAGTTAGAATAGAAATATTCTTAAAGGTGCAACGACTATTCCGTAAGGAAGTACATTGTAGATGAAATTTCTACTTTGGAAGTGCCACCCTCCTATATTTAATAGGATGAAGATATAGTCTAGTCCCACTTTTAAATAAGTGTTAAAGTATGCTGAAAAGCAGGGTGCAAACGAAATCAGATGGAGCAGTAATTGCAATGCCTCCAACAGAAAAAGAATTAAAGAAAATAGAACCTATTTTAAGAACATTAATAAATTGTCCTACCCCTAATTTAGTTTATTCTATCTATAAAAATAGAGGTGGTAAATGGAATAAGGTAAAAATATGGTTATATATTGACTATGACACTATGAGAACATATGATTTATTTGTTACAGATTATGAATATAAAATTGATAGTGAAACTGTTAGAGGTTTGAAAAAAACATACATAAATATTGAAGATGATGAAATGGTTTCAAATACTCCTACTGTTAAAATAGTAGATAAGAAAGAAACACAAATTGCTAATATAAACACTATTTTTTAAAAGGAAGGTGATCAATTGATTGATAAAGATTACCTTCTTGAAAATATCACAGAAGAGAATGTATTAAATATATTAGCAGATTTTAATATTGCACCACATACAACAAAAAATAATGAAATATGGTTTAAAACTGTTTGTCATAGTGGAGAGAGTAATAAACTTTGTTATTTTAGAGATTCAAAAACTTTTTATTGTTTTACTAATTGTGGTTTTATGAATATATTTTCTTTTTTAATGAAAATAATTCATGCTAGTTTTACAGATGTATTAAAAATAATTGCTAAAGAATTGGGTATAAACAATAGGCAAGGATTTAATAACCAAATTTATAATAAAGAAATAAGAAGTGAATTTAGTACAATTAATAAATATCTATCTATTAGAAGAAAAAAACATAAAGAATTAATTCATTTACCTAAAATAAACAATCCAAATATTTTAAATTATTTTGAAAATAATGTATTTTATCAAGGGTGGATAGATGAAGGTATTTCTATTCCTACAATGCAAAAATTTGGAATAAGTTGGTACGAATCAGGTAAATCAATAATAATACCTCATAAGAATATTAATGGTGAAATTATAGGAATTAGAAGAAGAAGTAGTTTACTAGAAGAAGATAAAGACAATAAATATATGCCATTAATATTAGAAGGAGAAATATATTCTCATTCTCTAAATATGAATTTCTATGGATTATGGGAGCATTTAGAAGCAATAAAAAAATTTAAAAAAGTTGTAATTGTTGAGAGTGAGAAAAGTTGTATGTTAGCACAAGAATTCTATGGTGACAATGCTTTTGTTATTGCAACGTGTGGATTTAATATATCAAATTGGCATAGAGATATATTGTTAAAATTAGGAATTAAGGAAATTATTTTAGGCTTCGATAAGGATTTCAATATTTTGGAATTCGATGAGTATGATGAAAATGATCCAGAGTATTTGAAATTTACTAGATATGTAAATCGGATTAATTCATTAGCACAAAAATTTACATCATTTTTTACTACATATGTATTATGGGACACTGATAGTAAATTATTAAATAAAAAAGATTCTCCATTTGACCAAGGAAAAGAAGTTTTAGAATATTTAATGAAAAATAAAATTGAAATAACGACAAATGATATAAATTAAAGGAGGAATAATTTGAAAAAGTTATTATGGAATACAATTCACAAAGTAAATTTTAACAAAGAATATGATTATTTAGAGACAATTCTATCTGCCGTAGGCATTAAAGATATTGAAAGTTTCCTTAATGTAAATATAAACCATACATATAATCCATTTCTATTTAGAAACATGAAAGAAGGATTAGAATTATTACATAGAAGCTTAGGTAAAAAAATAGTTATTAAAGTAGATAGTGATGCAGATGGTCATACATCTTCTGCATATAAATATCAATTTATAAAAGATATTTCACCTGAAACTGAAATTATATGTAAATTTAATTTTAAGAAAGAGCATGGATTAATATATAAAGATGTAGAAGGAATAGAAGATTTAAGTTTAATAATTGTTCCTGATGCTGGATCAAGTGAAGAAAGTATTAAAGAGTATGAAGAAATTAAAAATAATATAAATGTACCCATCCTAATTTTGGATCATCATGAGATATATAAAGATATTTATAATTGTGAAAATGTAACTTTAATAAATTGCATGGATGGTCAATATCCCAATTCTAATCTTTCTGGTGTTGGAGTAGTACATAAGTTTTGTTTAGCATATTGTGATACATATAATATAGATAAAAAAATAGCAAATAAATATCTAGATTTAGTCGCATTAGGGATGGTTGCTGATATGATGGATATGAGAGAATTAGAAACTAGATATTATACTTTAGAAGGACTAAAAGAAGAGAATAAACATAATTTACTTATTAAAGAAATGACAGAAAAATATGCAGAAGAAATGAAATTAGGAAATACAATCACATCATTTGGCTGGTCGATTGCCCCAAAAATTAACGCTACTTGTCGGTATGGAAAAGATGATGAACAAAAAGATTTATTTAGAGCATTAATAGGTGAAGTAGAAGATAGAGAATACCAACCAAGAAGAAAAAATAAAAATGATCTCAAACCACCAATAGAAATTCATTCACTACAAAAAACTATGGCAAGAGTAGCAGGGAATGTTAAGGCAAGACAAGATAAGCAAGTCAGAACATTTATGGAGGAAATTGATAAACAAATTATTGAACAAAAATTAGAGAATGATAAAGTTATTATATTAGACGGAACAGATATATTAGAAAAGAAATCTGTTAGTGGATTAGTTGCTAACAAATTAGTTTATAAATATAATCGCCCTATTGTAATATTAAAAAGACAAAAGAAGAATAGTGAAATCTTTGGTGGTTCTATTAGAGGATATGAAAAGGGAAGTATTAAGGATTTTAGACAATTTCTAGAAGATACAAAATTATTTGAAAAGGTGGCCGGACATAGTAACGCTGCTGGAATCGAATTAAAACAAGACAGAGTTCAAATTGTAAGAGATAAATGTAATGAATTACTTAAGAATGAAGAGATTATTACCAAACATGATGTTGATTATGAAATATCTGCTGATAAACTTTCACCTAAAAATATTTTAGAAGTTGCTAATGCATATCAAATATGGGGAAACAAAGTTAATGAACCAACATTTGCAATCACCAATATAGATATAGTAGGCAAAGACATAGTAGGATATGGAGATAATAATATATTTATAAAATTTACATATAGAGATATTGAATTTATAAAGAAATATTGTAGTAAAGGTGAATATGCAGAAATGTCATTAAGAGATAGAAATATGTTAGGAGAAAATTTAAAATTACTAAGATTAACTGTAATAGGCAATTTTGTTTTTAATGAATGGAGTGGAGTTAAACATCCACAAGTTAAGATTAAATATTATCATGTAGAAGAAAGAAAAAGTAAAATTGATATAGATATTGATGATATATTTTAAAGGTTAAAATATAAAAGTATTAATAAAGAAAGGAGGTTTTTATATTTATTCATTACATAATCATACATCATATTCAAATGGTAGTAGAGGTTTTGCAGACTCTAGTATAAAACTAAAAGATTTAATTAAAACTGCTAAAGAATATAATTTAAAAGGTGTTTGCATCACAGACCATGAAATTTGTGGTTCATTTGTTAAAGCAAAAAAATTAGAAAAAGAATTAGATTTTCCTGTATTACTAGGCAATGAAATATACTTAGTTAGTCAAATTCAATCTGAACAATTAAAAAAAGAATATAATAGTGAAACAATGTATTACCCTCACTTTCTTTTAATTGGTTTGGATATGATTGGCAATGATCAAATAAGAGAATTATCTACAATTGCTTGGGAAAATGCTTATATGCAAAAAGGCATGATTAGAACAGTAACTTTAATGGAAGATATAGAAAAAATTATAGGTAACAATAAAGGGCATGTTATAGGATCGACAGCTTGCCTTGGCTCATCTCTAAATCGTTGGATTTTAGATAGAGAAATTAATAATAATCTAAAAAGAGATAAGCAAATAGAAAAATTTATTAATTGGGGAATTAGTACATTTGGAGATAATAATTTTTATTTAGAATGCCAACCTGCATATTCTGATAATGTAGAACAGTGGACAGTAAACAATTATATATTAAAATTATCAGAAAAATATAATGTTCCATATATTATCACTACTGATTCTCATTATCTATCTAAAGAATTATTATCTCTTCATGCTTCTTTTTTAAATAGCGATGATAATGCTAAAGAAAGAGAAGTAGATAAATTTTATGCAACTGCATACCTAATGAAAGAAGAAGAAATATACGAATACTTTAAACCTTTCTGGACAGATAAACAAATTGCTATTGCTATTGAAAATACATGTAAAATAGGAGATAGAGGAGAAAGGTTTACATTTAATAAAAAACAAATCATTCCTAAAATTAAATTTGATGAAAATTGGGAGAAGAAATTTAATAAAAAAATATTCCCTGATAAAGATTGTATTCAAAAAACTATTTATTCAAAGTTTGAAGATGATAGATATTTAATGTATTTAATTCAAAAAGGAATAGAAAAATTAATTCCTAAAGAAGATTATGAAGAAACATTTAATAGATTAGAAGAAGAGATAGAGCAATTTTGGAAGGTATCAGAAAAAATAGAAGATAGATTACATGGTTATTTTATTACTGTTGCTAAAATAATAGACATTATATGGAATGAAGGAGATAGCATTGTTGGTGTCGGGAGAGGCAGCGTAGTTTCTAGTATCATTAGTTATCTCCTTGAAATATCACAAATTAATCCTTTAAAGATGCCTGTAGATATGCCATTTTATCGTTTTATTACTGAATTTAGGAGTGAGCTTGCGGATATAGATATAGATAGCCAAAGTGATAAAAGAGAGCAAATATTTAACGCTGTTAAGAATTATTTTAATAGTATAGGTGGAGATGTAATAAATTGTTGTACATATACTACACTTTCAGCAAAAGCAGCAATACAAACTGCGTGCAGAGGATTAAAAATAGACACTGATACAGCACAAATGATGTCTTCAATGATTCCAATAGAAAGGGGATTTGTATGGTCATTAAAAGATACCTATTATGGCAATGAAGATAAAAACAGACCACCTGTTAAAGAATTTAAAAATGAAGTAGATAAATATGAAAAGTTATTAGAAACTGCATTGCTAGTAGAGGATTTAATTATTAATAGAAGTATTCATGCTGCTGGAGTATTTATTGTAAATGATGATTTTCATAAATTTAATGCTATTATGAGAAGTGCGAAATTAGTCAGAACTAGCCAATGGGATTTACATGACTCAGAAGAATTTTACTTAGTTAAATACGATCTTCTTACAACTAAAGCATTAACTAAAATAAGAAAAACATTAGATTTTCTTATTAATGATAATATCATACAATCAGAAAAGACACTTAAAGATACATATAATAAATATATAAATCCTATGACTATGAAATATGATACAAATAAAACATGGGAATTAGTGGGTAATAATGAAATCATAGATTTATTTCAGTTTGATACTGATGTATCTGTTGATGCATTATCAAAAGTTAAACCTAAATCTATGATTGAATTAGCACAGACTAATTCATTAATGAGATTACAACAACAGCCTGGAGCGATAGAATCACCTACTGAAACTTATGCAAGATTTAAAAATGATATTAATGAAGCATACAAAGAAATGGATGAATATAAAGTACCTAAAAAAGATCAGAAAATACTTGAAAAAGTATTAGGAGATTTTAAATTTGTTGCAGATACTCAAGAAGCAATTATGGCATTAGTAAGAATACCAGAATTAACAAATTTTACAGTAAATGACAGTCACAAATTAAGGAAAGCAATTGGGAAAAAAAGTGAGACTGTATTTGAAGAAACAAGAGTGATGTTTTATGAAAAAGGCAAAGAGTATAATATTAATATTAATACTTTAAATTATATATGGGAAGTACAAGTAACTAGACAGAAAGGTTACGCATTCTCAATTTTGCATTGCATAGCATACACATTTATAGCATTGCAAGAGTTATATTTATATCAAAATTATTCCCCTATATATTGGAATACTGCATGTCTTACAGTAAATGCAGGAGCAGATGATGAAGATCACGATAAAACTACTAATTATGGGAAAATTGCCAAAGCAATAGGAGATATTCAATATAAAGGAATTAAAGTAGCACTTCCTAATATAAATACTGCTAGTTTTGGATTTAAACCAGATGTAGAAAATAATCAAATTATATTTGGATTAAAAGGAATATGTGGTATAGGAGATTCAATAGCAAAGGCAATAATTGAAAATAGACCATATGAGAATTTAGATGATTTTCTAAATAAGATGAATAAATATAAAAATGCAGAAGAAGAAAATAAATTTGGTGATAGTGCTATAATTACTTTAATAAAATCAGGTTCATTTGATGAATTATTAAATATGGACAGAATTGATATAATGAAATTATTTGTTGAAAAAATATCAAATCCATTGAGTGAATTAAAGATGAGCAATATAGAAACATTAAAAGAATTAAATTTACTTACTAAAGATCAAATTGAATTTGAATTAAGATTATATAAATTCAGAAAATATTTATATACATCTAAATTCTTTGTAAAACAAACAGGTAAAAGTGATTCAACTAAATATTACATATTAGATAGTAAATTTGCCGAGCCATTTTTCTTTCAATATTTTGAAACTAATATGATAGAAGATAAAGATTATGAATATGATGAAAATGGTAGTGTATTAGTAAAAAAAGGTAGTTTAGATAGAGAGTATAATAAATTAATAGCAAAATTTAAAGAATATATATCAAATAATGAAAAATTAATTAATGTAGTAAACGAATATAGATTTAATATTTTATGGGATGAAAAAGTAAAAGGTACAATATCTAAATGGGAGATGGATGCACTAAGTTTTTATTATCACGAACACGAACTATCACATGTCAACAAAGAGAAGTATTTAATTAGTATATATGAAAACTTGCCAAGAGTGCCTATAGTTACTGAAAAATATATATATAAAGGATTAGAAAGACCAAGATTTAAACTTTGTAGAATTTGTGGAACTGTATTAGACAAAAACAAAACAAAACATACTGTAACATTATTAACACCTACAGGAATTACTACAATAAAATTATATAAAGGACAATTTGGATTTTATGACAAGCAAATTTCATATACTTTTGAAGGAGATACAAAGAAAACAGTATTAGAAAAATCATGGTTTTCAAGAGGTAATAAATTATTAGTCACAGGATACAGAAGAGATGACCAATTTGTACCTAAAAAATATATTGATTCAGCATATAGACACACATTGCAATTAATTAAAGAGATTGATGAACAAGGTGATTTAATATTACAAACTGAAAGGGTAAATGTAGATGAACTTGAATAATAATGGTAATGGAATAATAAAAGTTGAAGCAAGACATGAATTTACTCTCTTCCCTAAATACCCTATTGTATTGGGGAAGGGAGATGATAATTATGGAATTGTTAAATGGTCTATTTCAAATGTGATTGAAGGTGAACCAATTGCTGATAAAAATGATTGTATTACTGTGACTGGTGGTTATGATGAAGAAATAGACAGTTTGAAAACTTATACTATATTAGCAAAAGAAATTGAACATTCTCAATATGGGAAACAATATCAACTTATTTTTATTGGAGAAATATTAGATTTATCCAATGTAGGGAATCAAAAAGCATTTTTAAAAACATTCCTTACAACTGGTCAAATAAATGAAATGTTTAAAGTATTGGAAAATCCTCTAAAAACTATTCAAGAACATGATATTGAATCTTTAAAAAAAGTACATGGCGTAGGTGACTATATAAGTGAAACAATAATAAGAAGATATGAGAAAACCAAAGATTATTGTAATGTTTATTTAGAATTAGATGAATTAGGTTTAACTCCTAACTTTATTCAAAAATTAATAAGTAAATATCATAATCCAAATAAAATAATTAAAATAGTAAAAGAAAATCCATATCAGCTAAGTTTTGATATTGAGGGAATAGGTTTTAAAAATGCTGATAAAATTGCTTTAAAAAATGGCATGAATGAAAAATCACCAGAAAGAATAAAAGGGTATATTAATTATTTATTAAATGAATTAGGGGAAAAAGGAAATTCTTTTATTACTGCTGGAGAATTAGCTGCATATATATACGATGAATTTGATGGAATGGAAAATATTGTTGAAGTTTACATAGACGAAGAAGGGAATAAAACTACTAATATTGGAGTAGCAATTGAAGAATTAGAAAATAAAAATATAATAATAATGGAGAAAAATGAAAAGAAAACGCAAAGAAGAGTGTATCTAAAGAAATATTGGGATTTAGAAAATGCAGTTGCTAAAGAATTGAAAAGAATAGGGAATGCTAAAAATGAATTTGAATTTATTGATTGGCAAGATGTAGTTAAAAATCAAGAATTAAAACAAGGATGGAAATTTACAGACGAGCAAAGGGAAGGTATTAAAGAATGTTTAGATAATCAAATAATATTTATTACAGGATTGCCAGGTTCAGGTAAATCAAGTGTTCTTACAGGTGTATTGCAAGCACTAAGATGTTATGAAGGTAAATATTCTTTTGCTCAATGTGCATTAGCAGGTCGTGCAGGTGCTAGAATGCAAGAAATCACAGGTGAGGAAGGAAGTACCATATATAGGTTGCTAGGCTATAAACCAGGGAAAGGTTTTAAATTTAATAAAGGAAATAAATTGCCATATGACATCATAATTCTTGATGAAATTTCTTTAGTAGGTGGAGAAATATTCTTATCGTTAATAGAAGCAATTAAAACAGGATCAAAATTAATTTTATTAGGTGATATGCATCAATTAAGTGCTATTGGATGCATGAATTTGGCAGAAGATATGTATAATTCAAAATATATTAAAGTTGTTGAATTAACTAAAATACATCGACAAGCACAAAAATCAGGCATTATTGTTGCTGCACGTAATATTAAAGACAATGAAAAAATATTTGACAATGATTTTACTGGTAAATTAACTATAGGTGAATTACAAGATATGCATTTCTCTATACATCAAGATAAAGATGAAATAAGAAAAGATGTAATTGAACACTTTAAAAATTATTGGAATAGTGATCTTGTTAATGATATTATGGATATTCAAATTTTAGTTCCTGTAAAAGAAAGAGGAGATACATGTGTATTTAATTTAAATTCAGATATACAAGAGATATATAATCCTCCACATAGAAGTAAAGCAGAATTCAATATTAAAATTGATAAAGAAAAATCCTTTATTCTTAGAGTAGGGGATAAAGTAATGAATTTAAAAAATAATTATAAATTGTTTAATACTAAAGGAGAAGAAGCATTTGTTTTTAATGGATGGATAGGAACATTAGAAACAATTAATACATGGAATAGTTCTGCTATTATATATTTTCCTATTATAAATGACAGAGTAATTTTTGATTATAGCACTCTAAAAGAAAATATAACATTAGGTTACTCTAGTACAATTCATAAGATGCAAGGATCTAGTGCTAAAGTAATTATAGGTGCAATTGATTATTCAACACCTCCTAATATGAGAGTAAAAGAATTAGTATATACATTATTAACTAGAGCAGAAAAAGAATGTGTTCTAATCGGTCAAAATAAAGCAATTAATGAAGCAATAAAAACAAGTGGGATATCATATAAACAAACATTTTTATGTGAATTATTAGATGCTGCCTAAAAAATTAACAAAATATAAAAATAAATATTGACAAACAAATCGGAAACAATTATAATAATACCCAAGGGAAGAGATAAAATCCATAATTAATTTTAAACACAACAATCTCTTCCCAAAATAAAATATTAAAAGGAGAATATATAATGAAATATAAATACAATGATTTAATATATATTAAAAATGGTCAAATGTTAGGTAGATTTTTATTATACAGAGAAGACAAAAAGACAATTCTCGTTGAAAGAATACTATCTAATAGTTATTTTGGAGGAGGATATAGTGATAAAATAGTAGAAATATCTGAGAAATATGACATATTAACAAATAAAGAAGATATTAAAATTGATTTTGAAATTAA